ATGCCGCAGAGAGACGATCTCATCGAGGAGATCAAGCGGACCAACCTTCTCCTTGAATGGGCTGTTCAGCATGGCGACGAGGCGGAAGCCGAATGCCTGCGGGAGAAGCTCCGCAAGCTGACGGAGGTGTAGCGGCGCAGGACGCGTGACGTTGGCCCGTGTCGCGTTCCGGCGCGAGGGTCGGGCGCTTGCCCATTACGACGGGAAAAGTCCGACACGCGGCGACGTGGCGGGCTCTGCGGGGCAGCACAGGACAACAAGCGGACGACAGCATGGGTGACGGGCATGGTTGCCCGCCACTCCAATGGCCGTCAGACGGCGCTCCGGAGCGCGTTCCAAGCGTCGAGCTTCGCCCAGAACGCACTGCCGCGTCGCTTTATGTCTTTCTTCGCCCGGCGGCAGATTCCCTGCATCTTGAGCGAGACGTCGATGATGACCTTGAGCGTCTGCGAAAGGCTGTCAATGGACATCGGCAGCTTGGCGAAATCGACCTTCAGAGATGATTCGACGATGTCGTTGAAGTTCTGCGAGAGGTCGCGGAATACGCGCGTCCTGAACCGCGCCGGCGCGCACCGCAGGCGGTAGTCGTTGTCGCTTGCCGCGACGAACGAGCGGAAGATGTCCCTGACCGCCGTCATGCTGGCGATTTCCTGCGTGACCGAGTTAAGTTCCGCCTCGTACTTCGCAGGAACGGTCGAGCCCTTCTTCATCGCGTCGGTGAACCTCTTTCCGATCAAAAGCCATGCTCCGATGGAGGGTATGCATTCCCCCTTGAACAGAGCCTTGGTGCTTTCGTCGAAGTCATGCACCATGCGCATGAAGTCCTCCTCTTCCGTCAAGGCCGCGAAGCAGTCGGAGAGATTTGCGGCCCGCTCCGCTATCGCGTTCCACCTCCGAAGCTTGCGCTCTTCGGCTGCCTTGGCATCCGCCATCTGCGCAAGCCCCTCGTCGAGGACGGGGATCGCTTTCGCCTTTACGAAGTCGTAGAACGCCGGGCCTCCTACCACTGCGGTGCGCCTCGACCAGTCGATTTCCTGTTCCCAGTTTTCGTAGCTTTCCGTCATCATCGTGTCCTTTCGGTTTTTGGTTTCGAGGGTATCCACCTCGGCCACCCAACGTTGACACATGATGCCGTAATAGTCCAGGAATAGCAACGGCGAATACGAACTATTTTTGCATGAAAACCGAGCGATGAATCGCTCGGCACAGGACATGCGAACAGGCTCCCCGCCGACTATCCAAGTTCCCATCGGGCGATCTCATCGCCGCCTGCCGACTGCACGACCCACTCGCCGTTGCCGTAGTCCACGACCTCGCCGCCGTGGTCGGCCGCGATATCCGCCGCATCGCGTTCGACGTGCCTGCGCGCCTCGTCCGCCGAATCGAATTTCCGTGTCTCGCTTCCGTAGCCCGACGCGCTGAACCTGACCGTTGTCTTCGCCATCTTGGTGTCCTTTCTTTTGGGCTTCGCCCGCAGGCCTGTCCTGCGTTTGAAACGGCACTATGATGCCGTAATAATTCACTAATAGCAACGGCCCTTCTGCATAAATCTTCAGCGGAGAATAATGGCTTTTTTACGATCCACATCATTTTACCAAAGTCCTCCGCGTCGAACAACGGCAACGCCGACTTTTCGACGAAAGGAAAGCCGCCGGCGTTTCATCCGAAAAGCCAGCGGCACTCGCGGACGCCCCGCGAGGATCGCCCTTCACGCTAAAGGAGGCTTGACGCTTCCCAGTGCGTCGACTCGCAGCCTCGATCTGCGACTTCATCTGGCTTAGAATGCCGCGAAGCTCCTTTATGCCGTCCTTTCCCAGCCCGTCGCCGAGTGCAAGGCAATCTACTCCCGACAGCAGACCCGCAAGCTTCTGAAACTTGACGCTGGCCTTGCCCGCGTTCATGCAGATGAAGACTTTTTTCGCCCGCAGAAGAGGCGGATTTCCGAGCTGTGAAGCGCTCGACAGAGGACATCTCGATGCATCCAAATTGCTGATGGCAGCGGGCGTTCATACACGCGTGAGCGCGTCCTCAAGCGCGTAGCCGATGGCCGCGAGGCTGTTCACGACAGCGTCGAAGTCATCGCCTGCCTTGTAGCCCGCGATGACTGCGCGGGCGTCGTTTCTCAGTTTCTCGATCTCGTTCATGCCGTTGTTCTCCTTTCCGTTGGGAATCGCGTTCAGTCCTTGATGTCGATGCGTTCAATCCGCCAGTGGATTTCGTCTCCGAGACTGGCGTGATCGTCATCCTCCCGCGTCAGGTCTTCGGCGTCGAACGCAGGGTCATCGGCATCGAGCGTCTCCTTGATGTCCGCATCCATCGCCGCCTTCGCGCCCGCGTGTGTGCGGTACGCCGTCACCTTCGGCAGCTCGCCGCTGTAGGGCGAAAGCACCGTGAGCGCCCACGCCTGCGGCGGGTTGTGGAAATCCTCGCCCTGCGCGGCGTAGACCTCCTCGACGCTCGTGTCGAGACCGTTCGGGAACTTGCCCGGATGTGTCTCCGTCTCGCGAATCGCGTACCGTATCGTCATCTTCGTTTCCTTTCTGTTCGCCCCTCGAAGCAGCTTTCACATGCAGACACTATGATGCCGTAATCCGCCGGAAATAGCAACGGCCAATTTTCAGATTTCGTCTCGCTTTTTAGGGCGAGAGGGCGGCATCAACCGCCCCTCGCCACCCGTCTCGCTACTCGCCTTTCCGACGGCGACGCCCGCCTTTGACAGACTCTTTGCGCTTTGCCATGCACTCGTCATACTTCGCCTTGTCGCCATCGCTCAACCAGAGGTAATAGAAATGATTGTACTCCTTTCCGGTCAGCTCAACGAGCTGGCGAAAACAAATCTCCCTCTGCGTGCTTTCAGTAGAACCGAGTATGTCGTAGAAGTTCTCGCCGGCTTCCATCCGCTCGACCAGTTCGCGGAAGGTCACTGTCTCGGAGAAGTCCTCCATGAACCTGCGCTCCTCGGGATGCTCGCGGAGCATCCAGTCGCGCACCACCTCGTTGAGCCCGCTCCGCTCGGGGTCGCCGCCAAGCTCCTCGATCTGCCTGTCGAGTTCACCCTTCAAGGCGTCCATTACCACCTTGATTGCCTTCGGGTTTGCGATGCCAGACTTTCTGCCGTCAAGGTGCGTCACCTCGATGAGCTTCGCGCCCCGCTCCGCGTAGGCGCGGCGGCAACGTATGAGGTTCTCCTTCTTCTCGTTGTTCGTCATGGTTCTGTTTCCTTTCGTTTCTGTTTTTGGCTTTGGCCGCGACTCCCTCTTGGGGAGGTCGCGGCGGTTTGAAATTCATGCCCAGTAGGTTTCGTAGCGGCCTTCCGCCGTCTCTTCGTCGTACTCGCCCGCCTCCGTCTCGGCGCGGTCAATCATCTCCTCCATCGCGTCAAGCTTCTCGCGCATCGACTTGATAGCCTCACGGAGGACTTTCCAATCGTCGTGGTCGAAGTCCTGCGGCTTCGTCTCCGTCAGCGTCATCTCGGTGTCGGTCGCAATCTCCTCGCCGAGGTTTTCGAGGTCTTCGGCAATCGCCTGCGCCCCGTAGGTCGTCGTCGTGTTCATCGTCGTCATCCTTTTGTTTTTCGGTTTTCGTTTCGCCCCTCTTCGCGGGCCTTTCCCGCTCAAGGAACGCCAGTATGATGCCGTAATAATCCAGGAATAGCAACGGCCCATCTGAAGATTTTTTCATTATTTTTTCGCCCGCGAAACCGGCGCGAAAACCGCCCTTGTTTCGCCGCTTCGCCGAGGCAGCGGAAACGTCCGCCGGAGAGCCGAGGACGCGCCAGAACGCGGCTGTGGCGGCGCAGTGCGGGAATGTGAAAGCCGACGGGGGATTCGCACCCTCCGCCGGCCAAACGAATACCGAATTCATGCGGCCCTGCCGCGATTGCGTCATTTCATTCCGACCCACCTCCTTTTCTCGATTGGCTTCAATGCGCCGAAGGCATTAGGCAGCCCCCAGTACCTCGCGCCCGTCGCGCAGGTGATGCGGTAGCCGTCGGGGTAGGGCTTGCCGTCGCGGAGCTTTCGCGTCTCGGGCGTCATCGCGTAGGTGAACGCGGGGACGCGGTAGCGGATCGCGCGGCTTCCCATCAGCTCGGCGTGGACGATGACCTTGACGCAGTTGTAGACGCTCGGGTAGCCTTCGTAAAGGTCAAGGCGGTGAAGCTCGGTCTTGGTGACGAGGTAGAGGACGCCCTCAACGCGGCTACCGCGCGAACGCTCGATGTCCGCGTAGAGCCGCTCGACGAGCCTCCACCCGCGAAGCGTGGCGCGGCCTACGGCCCGCGCCTCGGGTATGCGGCGGCGTATCTGCTCGGGGTTCAGGTTCGACCCGTAGGCGAAGTACAGGAAGGTGTCGGGGCTTGTGGCGAAGTTCCTCTCGAAAGCCTCCCAGTTCTCAATCGGGTATTTGCGTTCAGTTGAAATCTTCATCGTTTCGCTCCTTTCTCTTTTTGCGTCGGCATTGCCTCGCCTCCCCTCGCGGAGGAGGCGGGGCGTCCGCCTTTAGTCGTGCCTCCCGTCCTTCCAAGCCGCCGAACCTGGAAGGTTCTTGCAAAGGTGCTTGCGCATCGACTTGAAGGTCTCGCCGTTCGCGCCGAGGCGGAGCAGGAAAACGCGGAAGTCGTACTTGGCGCTCGCCTCGCTGTAGGGGCGGGGGTTCTTCGCGCTCGCCGCCTTCGCGCTCTTGGCCTTCAGAACCATCAGAAGGTCAATCAAAACCGCCGCGCGGATGACCCCCGCGTGCAGGCTCTGCTCGTGGTAGCGGAACTCGACCGTCCCCTTGGTTCCGTTCCAAAGGTTGTGGAGGTTGAGCGCGTGGTAGCGGGCGCGGCTGTAGTGGCTGTGGCGGTCGTGGTAGCCCGCGTAGTAGGCGTCGGCGAGCTTCGCCATCGTCGGGTTGTGCATCGCGCAAATCTTGTCGACGAACCCGAGGTCGGTCTTGCGCGTGTAGGAGTTGATGCGGCTTTCCTGCGTCCCCGTCGCCTTGAGAATCAGCGTCTCCTGCTTGTAGAAAATCTTGACGAGGTTCTTGATCTGCGTCGGGGTCATCCCCTGCGCCCCGACGTGGACGTGGAGCCCCGTGCGGCTGTTGACCTTCGCGCGAGCTTTCCTCATCGCCCTCACCACCTTCTGGAGGGTGTCCATGTCGGCGTAGCGAAGGATCGGCGTGACCACCTCGGCGCTCGTCCCCCAAAGGCTGCCGTCGCTCACGATGTTCCACTTGCGTCCGTCGGGCATCGTCACCACCCAGTTGTGGAGGTGGTAGCCTTCGTACCTCGCCGTGCCGCCCGTGACCTCCGCGACCACCTTGGCCGCCCGTTCCTGGCTGATTCCCTCGTACTCGAGTTCGCACCCGTAGGTGAGGCTCGCCAATTCTGCTTCCGTTATCGTCATCTTCTTGTCTCCTGTTTTTCGGTTTTCGTTTGCGTCCCTCGCGGAGGCCTTTCCCCCGTTGGAACAGCGCATATGATGCCGTAATACTTCACGGATAGCAACGGGGTATTTGATTATTTTTGATTATTTTTCACTTATTTTTATAACTTTCGATAACAGGGCTATTATCGCCGCTTAAAGGCGGTTTGCTCGTCCCGGAAACGCGGGATTCCGACGGCAAGGCAAAAGAAATCCCGGCGCCCGCCGCGATTCGGCGGCAGACGTCGGGAGTGTGTTTGAAAAAAGAGCCGGACGGGGCGGAGGTCTCGGGTGCGGCATGGGCAACGATGATCGCGCCGCACCGTTTCGGCGCTTTCGGCGGAGAGGCGCGAAAACCGTCGCGCCAAGGGAGTTCCGCCTACTCGCGTCGTGCCTCGCCCCGTCCGGCGAAATCGACTTTACTTCGCGTCGGCCTCCGCGTTCCTGTATCCCGCCTTGCGGTAGGCGACCCAGTCGCCCGACTCGATGACGGGTGCGTCCTTGCGGAGGTTGTTCATGATGTAGACCCAGGCGAGAACGTTGCCTCCGCCGACGAGGTGAACCTGAATCTGCTCGCGGCGGTAGAGGCGCGGGTAGCCCTCAAGCCTGTCCATCGACTTGAAGCCGTCGTCGTTGACGGTCAGCACCTCGCCCTTGATGCGGGTGCGTCCGCGCTTCTGATAAGCGGGGAAGCGGCAGCCCGTGTCGTAGATGGTGCCTGTGGTCCACGCCTTCTGTCGGCGGGCGTTGCCAGCCCAGTGCGCGTTGGCCTCGCCCGCGATGAGTGTCCCGTAGACGAATACCTTGTGTTCCGCGTCGCGGCTCGGAAGGCCGAGGGCCTTTTCGCACCGCCTCCGCACGGACGGAGGAAGGTGCCTGATTTCAAGTTCGATTGGCGTTGGCATTTTGAGTTCCTTTCTATTTTACCATTTTTGGTTTCGGCTATGCGCCCCGCGCCTCGGGCATCCGTCCGGGGCGCAGGACACAGGAATCGTCAGTCGACCTCGGTGGCGTTCACCTCGGTCGTGTCGAGTTCAAGGTCGCGAACCTTGATGTCCTCGTTGGCGAATCGGTCACGGACAATCTCCTCGGCTTCGCTTCCGCTCGACGCCCTGACGTCGAACGACCCCGCGAAGGTCGCGTGGAGGCTCACCGAGTAGGTATGCTTCTCGCTCTCGCTTATTCCGTACTCGTCTGGGGCGCATTCGCTCACGCACACGGCGAGCGTCCGCCCGTCTCCGACTTCGATCCAGATGGTGTTGCCGTCCGAGTCGCACTTCGCGTTCGCGGCCTTGAGCGCATCCATCAGGATGCCGTGAATCTTCATCTCGTCCATTTTCGTTTCCTTTCTTTCCGTGGTTTGAGGGTTGCCTCCACCCCCGTCTTGGGGGTGGAGGCGTTCGCCTTACCTTGCGGCGAGGGCAGCGGCCTTGGCGACCTGCAGCTGGCGTATCTGGTAGGCGAGGCTCCGCATCTCGACCGCGTAGGTCTCGAGCGCGGGAAGGTTCTCCCGCGTCAGCGGAAGTTCCGTCACCATCCTCGCGAGCCTGCGCACGCGGCATTCCCTTGTCTGGAGCTGCGCGTTCAGCTCTGCAATCATCTCTTCGTTGCCCATCTTCTTGCCTTTCCATTTTAGTTGTTTTCGTTTGCCTTTGGGTACTCCCTTTTCCCCGTTGGAACAGCGCATATGATGCCGTAATGTTCCAGGAATAGCAACGGGGGATTTTGATTATTTTTTATTTATTTTTATTCAAAATTATCACTTACCCCTTGCAAACGGGTAAACTATTACGGTAATATGTCGGACGATGGGATAGGGACTCTATTCGCGAGCCCACAGTCTTTTGGGGGGCTTGGGCGGGAAACGAAAAAACGCCCGCCCCGCGTTGTTCGCGGAACGGGCGGATCGGGCAAAGCAGAAATCAAAATCCAAGGTCGCTCAAGCGGCGGCGCAGGGCGAGCTCCTGTGCATCGGAAATTCCGACTGAGCGTCCTTCGCCGTCGTGGGCGCAGACGAACGTGTCCCCGACGATGCAGTCGTTGTGGAATAGAATCTCCACGAGAATCGTCGCCTTGGGATTGTAGGAGAGTCCGTTCAGCTTTCCCTCCTCGTTGAGGAAAAGGTCGAGTCCGTCAAGCCCGCTTCCGTGAAGTTCCCATCTCTCCAGCCATCCTCCAACCATCGACTGCATCGTCTCAAGCGGTATGTTACCGTCGGCCTCCGTCTCGACTTCCGCGAACTCCCAGTCGCTCCTCGTGGGGATCTTCAGAACCTTTGCCTTTGCCATCTTCGTGTTCCTTTCTGCTGCGTCCCGGCCTCGGCGTTTCCGCCGAGGGGCGGGACAGAAGTTCAACGGTCGATGACCCCGACGAGGCCGGACAGGAATCCATCCGTAAGCTTCGCCGCCGCAAGCGTTCCCGAAAACGCTCCGCGAAGCTGAAGCACCAGGTTGGACTTCCCCTCCTTGGCGAGCTTGAAGGCCATCTCCCTCGCCTCCTTCATCGTGTCGGTCATCGCCGAAATCCGGCTGGCGAGGATGTTGACCCTCCTCTCCTCCAGCGTCTCGTTCTTTCTCTCTTCCATTGTCGCGTTCCTTTCTTTTTCGCCCCGCCCCGGCGGTCGGCCGGGGCGCGGGGCATTTGGTTTCAGTCTTCGTCTTCCTCGTCGTCCTCAGCCGAGTCGAACTCGCCGCCTTCCCACGCGCGTTCGGGCGCGTAGTCGCTGTCCTCGCTTGTTGCGATCCAAAGCGTGTCGCCTACGCGTGTCACCGTTTTGATGTCTGCCGAAAGCGGCCAACCCGGCTGTTCGGCAACCTTGACCTTCGGGTCGTGGTCGAAGCAATCCTGCATCTCCTGCAGTTCCTTTATCAGCTCGTTGAGCGTCATTTTCCTTTTCCTTTTGTCGTTGTTTCGTATCCCTTCGGGCACTCCCTTTTCCCCTTAAGGAACGCTACACATGATGCCGTAATAGTCCAGGAATAGCAACGGCCCATGTGAAGATTTATGAAGAATTATTAGCGGCGGTTTATCTTGCGCGGGCAGCGCCGCGCAGAACCCTGTCCAGCCGCCGCCACAGAGAAAGCTCCTGAGCGTCGGAAAGCCCGACGGGGCTCCCCGACTTGTCCCTGCCGCAGATGATTACATTGCCGAAGACACTCGGCGCATAGGGATTGTAGCCAAGCACGGCGGCGGCCGTCTCGTTCGAGTGGAGCCTGGGTCCGCGATCTCCGCCGTTGAGGTATGCGTCGACGCCTTTGATCCCCACGTATTCAAGGGCGATGCGTCTGCTCTCGCCGCCCACGTACCTGCGGATATCGCCGACGCGGATACGCCCGCCGCCGTCCGTCGCCATGCGGCCGAAGCCCCATCCTCCGAACGCCATTATCTTCAGCACCCTCGCCTTGCCCGACTTGGCCATAGTCTTTTCCCTTTCGGTATGCGGCCGCCCCGACCAGTCACGGGCGGGGCGAGCCAGTTGCCGTCTACTTAATCGGCTTGCGGAACGCCTCGAAAACCGAGTCGCGCCTGTCGACGTACCCCTGCTCCTGGAAGAGCGCGTCCTCGATGCCCTGAAGCCACTCGCCCGCCTTGTCTGCTGACGGCCTCTTCGCCGCGAGGCCGGCGATCTCCTCGCCCGCCTTCGCCATCGCCACCGCGACGTGCGTGTCGATTGCCGCGCAGATGAACTCCACGTCGTCGTCGCTGAGTTCGTACTTCATCTTCGTTTCCTTTCGTCGGGTTGCGCCGCCCGACCCGGAGACCGAGCGGCTTGTGTTTAGATGCGTTCGATGTTGACGTACTCCCCGCTGACCTTCAGCAGGTTCTCGTAGTCGCCAGAGGTGGCCTTCCTTAAGTACTCCTCCACAAGGTCGCCGTGCCCCGTGCTGCGGAGCACCTTGGCCACCGCCCCAAGTACGCAGTAGGCGTTGCCGCTCGGTCCGCGCATCTCCACGATCACCGTCTCGCCGGTGATCGGCTCTTTCCTCTTGTTGCTCATCTTCGTTTCCTTTCTTGGTTTTCCGTTCGCCTTTCGGGTACTCCCTTTTCCCCTCAAGGAACGCTACACATGATGCCGTAATAATCCAGGAACATCAACGGCCCTGGCGAAGATTTATGAAGATTTTTGAGGGCGAAAAGCCGCCGTTCCGACGGCTAAAAGCGCCGAAGACGAATGCCTCCGGCGCAGTGCAGATGTTGTTTGGAAAGCCGTCTGCAGGGCTTGGTGTTTTTGTGTTCGGGCGTGGGCGGAGGACGCTCGCCCCCCCGCGCAACACCCCTTGGGAATCCTCCTCTACTCCATGTCGTTGCAGGAGAGGCCGTTGAGGTGCATCTCCTCGTCAGTGTTCTTATCCATCTCGACGACGCAAGCCCAGCGGAAGCACGCCTTCAGCTCGTCCTTCCAGTCGCGGATCAAGGTCGGCACCATGCGGCATCCGTCCGATCCGTCGTTCATCAGAACTGTCTTCGGCTCGCGGGGGGCGCGGCTGATCTCGCGCTCCCTCGCTCCCCGATACGCCCAGCCCGAGCACCAGAATATCCGCTTCGCGGGATGCGCCTCAAGGTCGGCCACCACTGTTTCGTAGCTTACAGTTTCCATCTTCGGTTTCCTTTCCCTGCGTCCCGCATCTCGGCATGAATGCCGAGGCACGGGACATCTGATTTCAGCAAAGAACCTTCTTCATCTCCTCTGGGGCGAGCTTGATGAAGATTTTTTCAAGCTCGCCGAAAAGGCCGTCGCCTTTCCGCTTGCGGTAAGAATCGAAAAACTCTGGACCGTACTCCGAAGCTACGCCCATAAGGGCTTCGAAGGCGTCCGCAAGCTGTTGGCGTTCCGTTTCGGTTAGTTGGTTCATTGCAGTTGTCCATTCTTTGTGTTGGGTTGCCACCGCCGCGAAGAGCGGCGATGGCGTTTGAATTTCAGTCCTCGGATCCCGTCCGCTCCCCCTCGCGTCTGGCGTTGTTGTCCACGATATCCGTGAACCAACGCCCGCCGATCTGGAATCGCGGGATTGCCACCCGCTTGGGGTGTTCCATGTCCACGAGCTTGACGCACACGAGCGTGCAGTCCGTGTCGGGGTAGGCGTTCGTGCCAGTGAGGTGGTACTCGCGGTTCATCACCGATCCCTCAACCGTGTAGACGTCCTCGCGCTTGATGGGCGTCAGCTCCTTCACCCAGTCGAGAAGCTCCTTGAGGTTCTTCTCTTCGGGCGAAAGCCCCTCGATGGTCAGCGACCAGTCCTTGTAGAGCTCGTCGAGCTGCGCCTTCGTCGTCACCTTGATTATGTTCATCTTCGTTGCCTTTAGTTTCATGCTTTTCGTTTGCCTTTCGGGTACTCCCATTTCCCCGCAAGGAACGCTACACATGATGCCGTAATAGTCCAGGAATAGCAACGAGGTCTGCGAAGATTTATGCAGATTTATTTTATGAAAATTTAAGCAGAAACCCCGTTGCTATTATCAGAATATTACGGCATACTGGTGTCGACACCCTGCGGCTACAGTCGCGCTCGGCCAGCTTGCTTCCCTATGGGTCGCAAGCGCCCGCAGGGGGCGGCTACGGCGGCATAAACGAAAAATGTGGTCACGCCGCTCCGAAGAACAGCGTGACCGCCTTTGTGCGCAGAGCCTCTACTCGCCGTCCTTGCAGTCGGCGCACTTTCCACAGTTCGCGTCCCCGTTGCATTCCCCGCAGTCTGCGCTGGCATCGGGGGCCGAGCAGTCGCCGCATCCACCTTGGGAGACGGTAGCGGGAACGGCGTTCGTGGGCACGACCTCTCCTCGCGTTAGGTCGTCCATTATCCCCTCGTAGGCGAGCTGGGCGAGCGCGTGGAGACGCACCGCCTGCGAGGGGGTCAGCTTTCCCTCCGCGACCAGCGACTCGATCTTGTTGGAGACAGCCTCGCGTCCGCCCATGTCGTAGGCGGTCTGAATGACCGTGGCGATGTTCTGCCTGCGCGAACCACCGCCGAGAGACGAGCAGCCGATTATGGCCGCCACAACGACCGCAGCGATTGCCACGGCGACGATTGCCTTGCACACGGTGCGAGGCGTATTGTACTTTGCATCCATCTGGATTACTCCTTTTCTGGTTTGTGTTTGCCGCCCCGCCCTCACCATGAGAACAGGGAGAATGTCTTGTTGCCGCTCCAGTCGGGCTGTCCCGACTTGACGGTTTCGCTCTTTACGGCTCCAACCTTGAGCCCGTCCTCGCGCTCGCGGAGCGTCGCTTCGGTAGGCTCGTAGTATTCAACCGTCCGCATCTTCTGCGAGGCGCACCCGCACAGAGCGGCGAATACGCCGCACGCGGCGCAGAGAAGAACGAGCCGTCTCATGCCGCACCTCCGTTCATCCTCGCCTTGTAGGGCGCGTAGAACGCGCCGAAGCCGAAGGTCTGGCAGATGCGGGCGAACTTGACCGCGTCCCACATCACCTTGTATCGGCGCGGCCTCCACCAGCCGAAGCTCTCGCGGGCGACCGTTATCCCGTTCCTGCGGAAGCGCTCGTTGCTCTCGTCGAACGTCTCGCGCCGTCCGTCGGACTCGCTCCACTCGACGTCGTGGATCATCGCGACCGGCTTGAGACTCGGATGCAGCGCGTCGAGCGCCTTGCGGAGCCAGCCGGGGAATCCCTCCGGCCCGATGCCGTTGAACATCGCCTCGAGCTCTTCGTCGGTGTACTTCGCGAGGATCTCGCGGTTCTCCAGCTCCTTGTCCTCGCAGGCCTTGCGAAGACGCCTGATCTCGTCTATGTTCGTCATCTTCATTCACCTCCAAATCTTTCGAGTTCCCTCATCTCGACGAGGTACTGGTTGTCGGCCAGCTCCATGATCGAGAATAGGCTCTTCCCCTTGCCGATGCGAGGGGCCGAGTACCAGTCGGTCGTGTAGAGCGCGTCCGCGCCCGTGAAGCAGACGGCGCAGCCAGTCTCGTTCGTGGCGTCGACGTAGACGAGCATCGTCCGCGCGTAGCCCGCGACGCTCTTCCTCGCGGGGAGCGCGAACACGGCGTTCGTCCCCTCGACCGTCACGTAGTTGACGCAGCGGTCGCGGAGCTTCATGTCGGCGACGCGCGAGAGCTGGTAGCCGGGCGGGTCGACGACGACGTTCGTCGCGACGTAGGAGTCCGCGCCGAGGGAGCCCCTGCGGGCGTACGTCACCTTGTCCCTCGTCAGCGTGTCGGGGATCGACGCGCCGAGGGCGCACAGGATCGCGGCCGAGGCCGCGAGGAGGACGAGCCTACGCATTGCACACCTCCCCTCCGAGCGCGCGGCACACGACCGCGAGGGCCGCCCTAACGCCGTCGTCAGTCGCGAAATCGAACTCCTGTCCCTTGAGCGCGTTCTGGAACGCGCCGAGGTTTTCGAGCGCCTCCGCGATCCTGTTCAGCTGGCTGAAGTACGAGTTCTCCGACATGGGTCAGTCCTCCTCCCAGATGCAGCCCTTAAGGATCGCCTCGGCCTCGTCATCCGACATCCCGGCGTACCGCTTGACGTCGGAGAGCGCCTCGGCGAACATCTCGTTGTCCTCGCGGAAGTTCTGCGCGGCGAGGTAGTAGTCCCAGTAGCCTTTCTCCTCGATCCACGTCTTCACAAGCACCCACTTGTCCGCCGCCTTGAGCGCGGCGACGAGCTTGAGCTTGGAGAATACGCGGGGCTTCTCCGGAGGCGTCTCGTCGGGCACCTGCTTGTAGACACGGACGATGCTGTCCGCAGTCTCGATCCAGGCGCTCACCTCGACGGTGTGTCCTGGCTCGGCTTCGGGCGGCTCGTCGACGATTCGCTTCCATCCAGCAGCGAGGTATGTCTCGGCGGAGGGATTGCTGATGACTGTCCCGTCATCCTTCGTGATTTTCGCGGGAGCGTATTCGACTTCGCTCCCGACGAGTTTTCCGTAGTTCCTGTTCATGGTTTCTCCTTTCGGTTGTTTCAGAATCTCTCGAGAACCGTTCCGTCGGCGCGGACGGTTCCGTCCTTCCCGTGGAAGCGGCAGCTGGCGTTCGCGTCCCACGGGAACTTCGCGCCGTAGCCCGCGACGATGTTCCCGTCCGGCGCGACCTGACGTATCTGGTCGACCGTCTTGTCCGGAATCCAGATGTCCATCAGGTTCGGCGTTTCGGCGAAGCAGCGCGTCGAGATCTGGTCGACGCGCGAGAAGCGCAACTCGCGGAGCTTGGTGCAGCCCATGAACACGGACCTCCACATCGTGCCGCCGACGAACTCGAGCCTCTCCAGCTGAGTGCAGTACTGGAATGTCCCGTCGTAGAAGTACTCCGCCTTTGGCGCGGCCACCTCGCGCAGCTTCGCGCAGGACGCGTAGTCGCGCTGTCCGAAGACGGTGACGCCCGGCAGGACGACCCGCTCGAGGTTGACCGCCCGCTTGAAGCAGGCCGACAGGCTCCGCTCGACCCTGCAGGAACCGTCGACGACGGACTTCACCGCCGCGTCGTAGGCGTACTGCGGCTGGCCGTCGAGCACGCGGAATCCGAGCCCGCGCACGTTCTCGAAGTGGACACGGTATCTTCCGTACGACTTGAACGTGTGGTCGACATAGACGTCTCCGCTCCTGTAGTCGTGCTCCTCCGCCCTGCTCCCGTCGCCCCAGCGGACGTAGACCTGCGCGCCCTCGAAGCACCAGAAGCAGAAGCGGAGGTAGAGCCCCGTCTCCGGCGTCAGTTCCACGACGACGTCCGTGCCGACCCCCGTGTCCTTCCAGAGGCACTGCCTTGACGCGACCTGCATCACGAAGCCTCCCACGTTACGTCGTCGAGCCACACGCAGTCACCTCCGCGAGCGACGCTGCCGTCCTTCTGGTATCGCCACTCCGCCCTGTGCCTGCCGGTGCCGGAGACGGCGACGTTCCATTTCCTCCAATCCTGCTCGCCGCTCTCGGTCGCCTTCGATACGCCGTCGACGAAGAGCGTAGCCTTGTCGTAGCCCGACTCGCTCGAGACCTTCCACCAGAAGGAGAGCGACCCAGCGCCCTCGAACTCCGCGAAGAGCGACGAGCGCTGGCTGTCGCCTATTGCCCCGCTCCTCGCGACCTCGCCCCTCTCCGCGTCGACGTCGAGCGCCCACTTGGCGTCGCCGTCCGAGGTGAAGACGAGCCCGGACGCGGGGCCGATCGCGGGGGCGTACTTGTCGACGTACACCTCCCACTCCGCGACGAGCCTCGTCACGGACGTCTTCACCGTGTCCGTTGCCGCGATCTCCACGCCGTCCTCTGTCAGCCAGCGAAGGAACGTGTATCCGCGTCGCGTCGGAACAGGGAGAGACCCGTACTTCGCGCCGAGAAGATAGTCCTTGACGGGCGTGTCGACCTCGCCACCCGCAGCGTCGAACGCCACCTCCTGCACGATTGAGACGAGCTTGCGGCTCACGACAAACAGGCCGTCGTCTGTTTCCGTGAAAGCAAAGATGTTGACCCCGACAAGGCAGGAGAACGTCTCGTCGTCCCCCTCCTCGAAGGAGAACGTCTCGCCCGTCGGGACGGCGAACGTCACCTCGGGGACCGAGTCCGCCGTGATGACAAGCCGCAGCAGCAAGTCGCGTGCGACGCCCTCGGTCTTCGGCGGGAAGTTGATTCGCACCGGGGCCGCGGTCTTCAGATCGACGCGCGTGACGCTCCTGTCCTGAAGACCGACAGCCCCGTCCGTCACCACCGCCTTGACGAGAGGATAGCCCGACGAGCGTCCGTCTCCGCCGCCTCCACCTGAGCCGCCGCCGTTGATAAGATAGACCATTTCCATGTCAGTCCTCCTTCTCGATTATGATTGTCTCGTTGATGGGGACGTATGCGAGGTCTTCGGCCTCTTCCCATCTCCCGTATGCCCACATGACCCTGACACACCCGTCGGGGTTCTTGTCGATTCTGTGTATCGGACGCTTTTCGCCTGTGCCGAAGCACGCGTAGACGATACCTCCGTCGTTCTTGATGAGGAACGCTTCGAGCTTCCGCTTCTGGAAATGTTCGCTCGCCGCCTCGAATCCGTAGCAGTCAATCTGTGTATTCATCTTTCTTTTCCCTTTCTGGAATTAGATTGGTATCTCTGGCTTCGCCACCGCCTTCGTGTCCTTTCTGGACACGATGAAACATCTGTGCGAAACCTCGAAAAACGACAGGGTTGCCGTCGCACCGACCTCGATCTCGCGGAACACATCCTCGTCGTCGCTCTCGAACACGAGCGAGGACGGGGGGAAGCCCCATGTCGTGGCGGACTGCATCGTAAGCCGGAGAATGAACGCCCGCGCCCGCCCGGTCTGCTCCGCCGGAAGTACAAAACTGACGATCTGCCCGTCAAGCGTTATCGAGTTGACCGCATGGTCGTTGATGTTGCAGAAGCCGCTTGCGCCCCTCGTTATGGTCGTCGTCCTGAATTCAAGCGACGATAGGGACAGCCGTTCAGCGGGGATGGTCCCGCTGGCGTCCACAATTTGCCAGTCGCGGAACTGTAGTGTTCCGTCGTTAGCGTTCTGCCCCGCGCCGAGCTGCACAGTGGGGAGCGTCGTGCGCGCGGAAGTCGAGCCTGCGACCGCGCCCTTTCCGAGACCGATGGAGTATCCTTCGTCGCGCCACTTCCTGAACACGGGATCGCTTTCCTCCTCGATCCCTCCGCCAGCAGCGATGCGCTCCTCGACGGCGCTCTTGAGGCGCTCGAGCGCGTCGGTGATGTTCCTGAAGGACGCGAAGTACGAGTTGCAGCACGGACGCGCGCCCTCCTCCGGCGTCGTGCCGTCGTCGCCCCCGTCCGGCGACACCGCCTTCGCGAGCGCGTCGAGCGCCGCTACGATTCCGTCGAACGCCTCAAAGTACGAGTTGGGCTTGTGGGGCTCCACCCCTTCCCCGGGTTCGTCTCCGTTGAAAGCCATGAGGTGTTTCCTTTCCTATTCCCGGATTTTCGTTCCGCCCCAGTCCTCGTAGAAGAGGGCGCGGAGCGCGTCGCCCGTCCCCTCGACGACATCGTCGTGGTCGGTGACGTAACCCTCCTGTCCGTTCATCGTCTCCGGCATGAGGAGCAGGGGATCGTCCGTCCACGCGCCAGTCAGCCCCGCGCAGCCCTCGTAGCACGAACGCCCGGACGCGACGTTCGCGCTCCACGCGGGGATATTCCCCTCCGCGAGGGTGTTCTTGTAGCACTGGTCGCACTTCGTCATCGCCTTCGGCCAGGGCGGGAGCGCGCCTCCCATCCCCGTGCAGCCGTCGTACACTCCCGTGCAGTCCGTGAACGAGGGACCCCACTTCGGGAAGCCGCCCGTAAGTCCCTCGCAGTACTGGTAGCAGCAGAACGCGTCCTTCATCGAGCGCCCCCACTCCGGGACCGTCCCCCTCACGCCGCGCCAGCCGCAGTACGTTCCGTTCGCGGACTCGACGAAGTCGCCCCACTGCAGGGGGTAGACAAGAGGCCGCACCGTCGCGCGTATGCGCCCCGTCGCCGCGTCGATTGCGTAGGCGGTCGTGAAGCGGAACCACTTGAGCCGCTTGTCGAACCTGACGCGGTATCTCCCCCTGGCGTCCCAGTTGTGCGCGAGGAGCGTCTGCGCCTTCGGCCAGTCCTGCCTCGTCCCGTCGCCCCAGTCGACGCCTATCGCGTCGTTTCCGCCGAGCGGCGTGAAGCTGAACTGCACCTGGCAGTACACCCCGTCGGCTATGTGTTCTTCCGTAAACTCAATGTCGAAGATCGTCTCCTCCTTCATCGGCTGCGTCCCGGAGAACATATGCATCAGTACGGCCATCATTTGTAGAACTCCTTTCATCATATCTTCGCAAGCTCGATTGCGGGGTCGAGGTAGACGAACCCGCCCGCCGAATACCACGAGAAGTACACGCGCACATCGACGGGCGCGACCTCCGCGATGTCGATGGGCATCTCAAGCACCAATTGCGTCAAATCAGAATCGTTCACCCACATCGACCCCGAATCATCCGCCCAGCGTCCGTGGACGGTCGAGTACCAGACCTTGCCCTTGACGGTCGCGGACAAAACGAAGTGTCTGTAGAGTTCCGGCGCCGAAGCATAGCCCTTGAACGCAATGTGCGCCCGCAGCATGTGCCGCCCCGTGGTTGTCGGCGTCAGCTGCATCCCGTTGAACGGGCGCCGCCCCAGAACCATCATCTCCGCCCCGGAGCATGTGTTATTAGAGAGCTTCAATGCCGCCGTGCCGCCGCCCGTCCGCTTCACGCTCCACGTGTCGCAGAGGCCGTTCGCGCATCGGAACGCGAAGTGTCCGTCCGCGCCCTCGCTGTTGCACCCGATTCCCTGATAGATGTGCTGCGCCTTTGACGAAGTGGTCGTCATCGGCGAGAGGCTGGCGTTCGATTCGTCCACGAAGACGCTCCCGTAGTTGTCGTAGGTCGAGAACACGAGCGGGTCTTCGTTGTAGGCGTAGTCGGGATTCGAGAGGTTGCCCTCCATGAGCCTCACGCGGGCGTGCGTCCCGTACTGCGCGTAGAGCGCCTTGCCAGGGAACCACGTCTTGATCGACTTGATGTCCGCCTCGACGTATGAGAGGATCACCGTCCCCTCGAACTCGGAGTCCGTCAGGCGGATGTTCTCCGCGTAGAGCGCCTTGCCCCTCGGCGACTTGACCGTGAGGTTCACGACCTCCATAGCCTTTGCGTACATCGTGCAGTCGCTCTGCGAGAACGACATGACGACCGTCGAGTAGCTTTCACGGGTCGTGGTCGCGTTCGCGTATGTGCAGGCTTCGCCTATGCCGCCGGACGAGGCCAGGGTGATGGAGACATCCTCGATGCGCTTCACGACGCCGGGAACGTAGTTCCCCGAGTAGCAGCGGTTGAACTCGAGAACCGGTGCCTTCGCGTACCAGACCTTTGGAAGGTTCACCGACACAGTCTTCATCGCGATTTCGTATACGCTCCCGAAATACATCATCGAGTAGTCGATGGAGAGCGAGGCCGGGTTAGTCGAATCAAGCACAGCACCCATATCTACGGAAATGTTCTCGACCGCGCAATGGATGTAGCCCTGCAGGTACAGAAGCGTCGGGACGTGCGTCCCGGATGTTCCGTTCATGCGCACGGTCTGCGTGACGTTCCTGACGATGCACTCCACGCCTTTCTGGTTTGTCCCCGCGAGACAGAGCGGGTAGGCGTTCGAGGTGTAGTCCGTCCACACGGGCGAATAGACCCTCACGTCCTGGACGTTCAGGATGTCCGCAAAGTAGCAGTAGAACCCGCAGGGGTTCTGCGTGTTGCCCGCCACGGCATGGTTGATCGTGCAGTCGCGGATGTCCAGCATCCTCGCGTAGTAGATGTACACGTAGCTCTTGAGGCGGCTTAAAGAAAGCGCGCCCGCGTATGTGCTTTTGTCGACGTTGACGCCGCGAGACCCGAACTTGCAGTGCTGGAACGCGAAGCAACCGATGCCGGGGGAGGACGTGTAGTTGAACTTCAGGATGTACTGGTCGGCGTTGATCCCGTCCCGGAAGAGATAGACGCGGTGCAGGAGAAACACATTCGCGTTGGGCACTGCGAACGATCCGCTTGCCGCCGTCGACTGGATGTTCGCGTACTCCGCAGAGTCGCCGCCCCACTCCGACTTCGCCGCCGCTGGGACGAGTTCGTACAGCTCGTCGCTGGCGTTCGGCATCCCCAAAAGGAGCAGGTTCTTGATCGAGCTGTTCGTTCCGTTCGGGATGACCGCCGCCTTCGCCTCCGCCGTGCGGCGGATGAGGTAGCAGGTGTTGTCCGCGAACGCCGCCGCCGTCGTTGGAAGCGCGTTCAGCGCGTTCGCCGGGGTCGAGCCGTCCCCTGACGAAGACTTCGAGGGGTCGACGTAGACCACGTTGAAGTCGATGTTCGAGTATCGCATTGTTGCCATGATGTGTTTCCTTTTCTTTCGCTATCCCATGAATGAAGAGTAGTTCGGGAACTCCGCGAGGAGTCCTATCGTCTGCGGTTCGCACACTTCAAGGCCGGGAATCGCGCTCGGCGAGCCGCCGCCGTTGGTCCACGGCGAAAGGCGCGTCCTCCCGTTGATGGTCGCGTAGCGGTTCATCTCGTCTACCGTGACCCCGGCCTCCTTAAAACGGACGATTACCTCGCCTTCGATGCCGCGCCGGATCGTCGCGTTCTCGAACACGATCCTCGTCACCTGCGCGACGGACGTGTCCGCGTCCGCCACGAGTACGTCGCCGTACACCGTCTCGTCGTCGCCGAGGTACTTCTGCCACGATGCGCCGACGAAGTCGGACAAGGTCGGCGTCTCGATTGGCGCGTCGCTCAGGATTTCCGCGCGGTACTTCCTGCTCGCGGCTGGCGTGAGCGAGAAGCCCCGCCCGTCCGTGTTCTCCGCGTAGGCGACGTAGAGGTACGACTCGTGTCCAGTAGCGCCGACCGGGCCGCGCGGAATCTTGAAGTTGAACACGGCATCGTTCACGGTCCCCGAGTTCGTGACCTCCGGCTCGTCCTCCGACCCAACCATCTCGACCGTCCCGACGCGGACGGTCGCCGCAATGCCACGCGCACCCTGCGGAATCTTGAAGTCGAGGACGGCATCGTGTTCGTCGCCGGAGTTCGTCACCTCCGCCTGCGTTCCCGCAGCTCCCGTCGTGACCGTTCCGACTTCGATTGTCCCCGCGATACCGCGAGGTCCCACGAGAAGCGGAAGAGGATCGCTCCAGCCGTTTCCGACGAGGGCGTTGCGGAATCGATACCACCTCGCCGTATCGGGAATCGCCCCTGCGGAAGACGCCGCGTACCATGTCTTCCCGTCGTCGGAAAGCTGAACCGCCATTTTCGCGGCGAAGAGAGCGCGAATCTGCGCGGCGGAGTACAAGCCGTCCGACACGGGCGCGGGCGTTCCCGTACCCGCGTCGCATCTCCTGTTGCGGATAGCGATGTTGAACTGCAACAGAAAACCGGGCGTAGTCTCTCCTGTCTCGAAGCCTGCAAGCTCGCAACCGAAGGTCGCAGACTCGCTGTTCCCGAGAGCCGCTATCAGCTCCTCCGTGTTCGTCTCGGTGAGCGGGATGTGGACCTCGTTTCCGCTGACCGTTATCCCGTCCGAGACGCGAAGCTGCGGTTTAGTCGCCGTGTCCCAGTCGTCCGCGACCGCAAAGTCCCAGGAAACGTATGGGTCAAGGCTGTCGAGCGGCTCACCATTCGTGTCTACGAGCTTGAGGACAAGCTCCGCCCGTAGCCCCCGCGTGAGAGCCGGTAGCGACGAGACAGCCTGATTCCACTCGTCCACGAGCGTGCCCTTGACGGACGCCGCCCGCAGGTACATCGTTATCGTCTGCATGGTTCATCCTCCTGTCGAACCCGCGCCCGTCCCGGCGCGGAACCTGAATCCGTTTTCGCATTCGTAGTCCAGGAATGCGTACATCTTCCCCTCGTAGCCGCGCTTCGCGCTCCTCCTCCAGACGGCGTCCCCCTCGGAGTCGAAGTCGCTCGTCGGAACGATCTCGTTGCGTGGGATCGAATCGACGTCCCCGAATGTAAAGTCGATGTCCATCGGATCGTCGACGTGCGTCCGCACGATGTTGAGACCCCGCTCGAAGCCGCTCTCGCCCGTGTCGAACACGGATGCCTCCAGCTCGTTGGAGTAGCCAGTAGGTCCCGTGCAGGGACCGAGGACGGCCGCGAGGACGAGATCGACCTCGCTCCCGGCGAGCCAGCGCCGTATCCGTTTGAAGCGGTATGCGACGGAGTAGGCGTAGCCGCAGTAGCCGTCCTTGTTGTCCTCTTGGTCGCCTTCGAAGTCGGGGCGCGGGCACTTCCAGTGGTTGTTCCCGCTCCATGCGTAGATTGTCTTTGGCACGTTCCGCTTGAATTGCGATTCTGCCGGCTGCCCCTCGCCGAAGGCCCGCTCGAACGCCTTGCCTATCGACTCGTCGAACGGCGGGTCGTGTTCGGAGCCGGAGCGGGAGAGCGTCGTTCCCCATGCCTCGTAGCACTGCACGACGTGAAGACAGCAGATGGCGTTCTTGATCTTGCGAAGCCACTCGCCGCCATGATCGAGAATCGCGCCGTATGAGGCGTTCATGAAGAACTCGCAGTCCTCCTGCGTCACGATGTCGTTGAGCCGCATGATCCTCGGGAAGTCCGAGAAATCCTCCTTGTACACCTCCGGGTCGAGGTTGTAGTAGAATCGGCAGAGGTACTCAAGCCCCACGATGACACGCCGCAGCGCCTCCGCAGAGACGGCCTTCCTTGGCGAGAGGCCGTGAAGGATGTTCCAGGAATACGTGTAGTATCCCTCCTGCGGCGCGGCCATCCGCTCGAAGAAGGCGTTTCGCAGCGCCAGTATGTAGCGGGCGTCCCTCGGGTCGGGATCGTTCCAGTCCATGCCAAGGTCATCCCATGAGCGCGGCTCCTCGTAGCTTATCACCTCCATATCGCGACCTCCCCAAGGTACGCCTTCGCAGTCTCGTCGCCCCTTACGTGGTTGACGTAAGACACGGTGATGTCGTTTCCCGTCGCCTCCGAGTCCTCGTTCCTGCAGAAGCGGAACGTTACGCTCCCGCCGACCTTCGGCTCCTCGCCCTCGTGCCAGCCCGCGCCGGAGCCGACCTCGCCGATGACCCACTTGCCGTAGGTCTCGGAATACTTGATGCGCCCGTATGTGTAGTGACCCTTCTTCTTGGCGAAAGACCGCGTGAAGTATTCGTACCCGTTCGAGCGGAAGCGCGGCAGGCCAAGGATCTTCTCGCCGGACGCGCCGTCCTGCGCCTCGTAAACGCCGCACTCGCTATTCGACGTCCACCGCTTCCACTTGGCTGTCATCGTCTTCGACTCCTTGCCGAAGTTGCTGCCGCGTCCGAAGAGCTCGACCTCCGAATCCGCCCTGTACGGCGGTGCCATGAAGGAGTAGAACGCATCTCCATCGGCCGAGTACGCCCCCGTGTCCTCGTCGTAGTGGCGGTTCTCCTCGATCGGCTCGTAGCCGGGGAACTTGCCGGGCAGGTAAACCCACCCATAAGTTATCGAGTAGTAGACATACCCCGACCCGCCCGACCACCAAATGTAGCCGTTGATCGTGGAGTACTGCGGCGTCATCTCGCGTCCGTCTATCACGAGGGAGTATGTGAACGACCCCTCGGTCATCACGTAGTATCCCCATGTCGCATCGCCGGCCTGAAACGCAAACAACCCTGCGTCCTTGCCGACGCCGCGCCAGATTCCGACAGGCGGCGTGAAGGCAGGAACCTCTGGGATTCGCAGGAGCGACGGAACGTACATGAAGCTCATTCGTCGTTCCCCCCAGTAGCTGGCAGCAATGCCTTGTGTCCGATTATCCAAGTTCCGCTCGGAAGGTCCGAGTCGAGCGCGATGTCCGGGACGAACAGCGTCGCCGAATATTCCATCCCTCCCTCGTCCCAGCGTCCGTTCGGATAGACCGTGACCGTGTAGCCCGACTGCGCGTTGCCGCCCGACACCCTGCACATGGCTACCCGCTCGTCGCTCCCGCCTCCGCCCGCGCCGCCGAGCTGGAGAATGCACCACTGCGTCCCCGAGCCTCCGGCCTTCCACAGGATGCGGGCGACTCCTGTCTCGGAGGATTCCAGCGCACCCGCGTCGCTCCCGACCTTCGGAACCGCGTACTTGTCGTCTGCGGAGTTTATTATCACCTTGGCCGGCGTAAGTCCGAGAAGCATTGCACGTCCGATGCCGCCAGCCTCAATCGGCTCAAGGAGGACGGCGTAGGGCATCCCCTCGCGCTCCGCAATCATCCGCTGGCCCTCGAACACGGGCGGACAGGAGACGAACTCGTCCTCGTTCGCCGATGGCGAGACGGCGACGCCCGTGATGACGAGCGCGGAGAACCGGGGGTAGGCGGACTCCTCCATGTTCTTCATCGGCACGATCCCGCCGCCGATGCCGCTTCTCACGCCAGCTCCGAGGGAGTTCTGCTTCGCCTCCTTGACCCAGTTGGCCGCGTCGACAAAGGCGTTCCATGTGGAGGCCTTGATGTTGACAGCCTCCCCGCTTCTCACTTTCTCCATGAAACGCCTCCTTTCGTGTGCTTTCTTCAATCCGTACCGTCAAATTCTGACGGTACTCCGTCAGTTCCCGAGACCGAGCCTCCCGAAGTCGCCCACCGGGTAGACCATCTCGACATACGCCGCGACCGGCTTCTTCACGACGTTCTTCCCGTTCTCCGCCACCTTGTCGGCGTAGCGGACCCATAGGTAGTCCCAGCCGTATTTCCGCGCCACCTTTATGTCGCCGACCTGCAGCCCCGCCTGGTTGGGCGAGACGGCGAATCGGTAGGTTATCTCCCAGGGGGCGGAAGACTTCTTCGACCGCTTTGTCCCAGACGCGCCGAGGAAGAGAACCTCGCCAGCCGAGAACCCACGGAAGCCGGACTTGTTGACCGTCCCCGTCAGGGCGGCGAGCGTCTTCTTGTACGAGGTCGTGACACGCCCTCCGTTCAGCGTGTGCGTCTCCGTGAAGTTGAGGACGGGCATCGTGACGTCCACGCCGTTGACGTTCCCCTCGTTGTCCACCCCGATTGCGCCGCCGAAGTCCGGGGCGTCTTTCGGGTACTTGCCGTCCGTCTTGAGCGACTGGTTCAGGTGCTTCGTTCCGCCGCCTGTGTCGAACGCGAACATTGTCGTGTCCTCATCATCGGTCGAATCGTCGTCACCGCCGCCGTCCTCGTCAACCTCGTAGATGGCCTTGACCTTCCACGTGGTGTCGTTGATGCGCTCGACGGTCTCGACCGATTCGAGCGTCATGCCCGTCACGGACTTGTGGTTAGACCTGACGGCGGAGAGCGCCTTCGACTCGTCGTCCACGTTGAAAACGAAGTATGGAATCTCGATCTCCGTGACGTTTCCCTTCGCGTCGATTGTCTCGTCGCGTTCGGAATACGCCTCCTCGACCCTTACAGTAGCCATGAGTTTCTCCTTTCCCCAATATGCCTATGTTCTCAAAAGTTGCAAGTTCGCCATCTAACAACCGCCGATTCCGATGCAACAATTAGAGTTTCAACCCCTTATAAAGTTGCGCTATCAGCAATTTCAACCCCCGAAAAAGTTGCAACCGCCATTGACTGCTTTCCGAATATTTGATAAAATGTCGCCGAAATTGGAGATTAAAATGCTAAAACGAAGATTTTACAACTACCTCGTAAAATGGAAAGCCTCGCATGATCGCGAATGCCTCTTTGTCAAAGGCGCAAGGCAGATCGGCAAGACTTTCACAATCGACCAGTTTGGCCGACAGAACTACGCTTCATATATTTACCTCAATTTCATAACCTACAAAGGCGACGCAAGGATATTCGGCGATGATCTCAGGGCGGATACCATTTTTGCCACCATAAGCGCAGTCCATCCGGAATTCAGGCTCATACCCGGCGAAACCTTGATTTTCATCGATGAAATCCAAAGCTGTCCAAGAGCCAGAACCGCCCTGAAAAGCCTCGCCATCGACGGCAGAGCCGACGTAATCGCCTCGGGCTCTCTGCTTGGGCTGACGTTCCTTGACGACGAACACCAGCAGGAGCGGGCGCAGGAGTCCATCCCGGTTGGCTACGAAAAGCACGTGTTCATGCGACCGATGGACTTCGAGGAGTATCTCTGGGCCGTTGGCTACGGCGAGAACGTCATCGGCAACCTGCGGGATGCCTTCGTTTCGCGCTCCTCCGTCCCTGCCGCAATCAACGACAGATTCCTGTCCCTCTTCCGCGAGTACCTCGCCATCGGCGGGATGCCGGAAGTCGTCTCCTCGTTCGTCAGGGAAAACAACTTCGGCATCGCCTACGACACCCAGACGAAAATAGTAGATGCGAATCTCGACGACATAGCGCGCTATGCGGCAAAGGCCGACAAACCGAAGATCCGCGCCTGCTATCTTTCTCTCCCCGAACAGCTCGCAAGGGAAAACCGCAAGTTCAAGTATTCGGCAGTCGCCAGCGGCGGCTCCGCCAGGAAGTTCTCGAATTCCATAGACTGGCTTCGCGAGTCCGCGTTGTCGATACAGTGCTTCAACACCACGGAAACCCACGTTCCCCTAAGCGTATACAAGACGGGCGACGCATTCAAGATGTACCTCACCGATGTCGGCATCCTCACCGCCATGATGGGCTTCCGCGCCAAGAAGGACATTCTCGACAACACGCTTGTCGGGTTCGCCAAGGGTGGTCTGTACGAAAACGCCATCGCCCAGCAGCTCGTCTCAAGGGGCTACACTCCGTACTACTACCAGAAGTCTGCGCAACTTGGCGAAATCGACTTCTTGATCGAACATGACAGCGGCATCGTGCCGGTCGAGGTCAAGGCCGGACGGAACACTTCGTCGTCCTTTGACACGATGCTGCGGCGCAACGATGTAAAGTTCGGCTACAAGTTCATCACCGGCAATGTCGGCGTCGCAGGCAAGAAGATCACGCTGCCGCACTATATGTCGATGTTCGTGTAGCAATTACTGAAACGTCATACTTCCTCCTCCCGCTCCATCCTTCAGAAGTTCGGCGGTCTTCTTCGTGTGCTTCACGATCTCCTGCGTCGCCGTGAGCATCCGTTGTTCCATCTGGTTGCCACGGAGCGACTGCGCGGCGTTCGCGTAGAATGTTCCATGCGGCTTGGCAATTGAGGTCTGCTTCGCGGTCGCCTCCTGCGCCGAGCGGAGCTTCGCCTCGTACTTGTCCACCAGCCCCTCGGCGAGCGAGTAGGCGTCCTGTGCCTTGCGGATTCGCTTCTCCTCGTCGTCGGAGACGTCTCCGTCCGCCGTCGCCTCGGCCATCGCCTTCTGGAACTCCACCTTGGCGGAGGCGGCGGCTATCTTCGACTGGTTGATGAGGTCAGCGAGAAGCTTCATCCCCTTGGCCGCATCGTCCTTCAAGGCGTCCTCGACCTTGCGGTCGGTCTCGCCCTCGCTGCGCCTGCGGCTGATCTCCTCGGCGGTCTGGTCGAACGACTCCTGGAGATCCGCAATCTCCTTGTCGAACTTCCGCTTCGCCTTGCCCTCCGCCGTCTTGATTCGCCGCTCCGCCGTGGCGTCCGCCTCGGCGAGACGGCCTTCGAGGTCGGCTATCTTCTCCAAGTCCTTGTCCTTCTTCGACTTCTCGTAGGACAGGACTGTTGAGATCAAGGCCTTGTACTCGTCGCGGAGTTCCCGCATGTCGGAGATTTCGTTCTCCAGTTCGCTCCGCGTCTCGCGGATGAGCCGCTTCTCGATTTCTGATGCCTTCTTCGATGCGGAGTCGGCCTCGTCCATGCTGGCGTGCTTCTCGCTCCGCCCCGTCTCGACTTTCTCCTCCAGCTTCTCGTGTTCGGTCTTGCCGCCGGTGAGCGCGTCCTTGTCGCCGTCGCGGATGGCGTTGAGGCGTTCCTGCGCCTCGGCCATCTGCTTCATCATGGCATGCATCTTCTCGCCGTTCGCCTCGATCTCCTTCGCGGCCTTGTCGCCACGGAAGGTTATCGTGTTCCACGTGTTCACCCAGACGCCGCAGAGCGACTTGTTCTCGTCGTGCAGTTCATTGAGGTTCTTGCGAAGCTCGGTCATCTCCGCCTCAATCTGGTGGATCGCCTGCGCCTTCATCGCCTCGTTGAACTTCTCCTGCGCGTCCGCCGCCATCGATATGGACTTCGTTGCGTGGTCTATCGTGACGCCAAGGTCGCCGTACCGCCCCTTGAGCTGCCCCGCGAGCTTCTCAGCCTCCTGCATCTCCGCGTTCGAGAGTTTCTCCTTCTCCGCGAGCTGCTGGAGCCGCTCCATGCGGAGCTGATCTGTCGCCCTGAGCTGGTCGCCCTTGTCGCGCATCTTCGACATCTCGTCGGAGAGGTTAGCCGTGTGCTTCGTGGCCGATGCCATGTAAGCGCAGAGGCCGCCCAAGGCCGCGACTACTCCGATCAGCACCCACGTTATCGGGATCGCGCAGAACGCGGTCGCCGCTGCGGAGGCCGCGAGGTAGCCCGCCGCCACGACCTTGGTGGTCGCGGCCAAGGCGACGTTCGCAGTCGCCGCCACACCCGCCGTCAGCGCGGCTTTCGCGTGGGACAGGGTCAATGCCCGCCCAACCGCCGCGAACGCCACGTGCGCCGCCGTAGCCGCCTTTGCCGCGATTGTGCCGATGGTCTGGGCGGCTGCGTGCGCCTTCGCGCTCACCGTAGCCGCGATTGTTGCCGAGTTGAGGCCTTTCAGGGCGGCTGTCACCGCCGTGAAGCGGCTGGCGATGGCGGATTTCGCCGCCGCAGCCGCCTCCGCGTTCGACATGAGGACGAGACTCGCCGCTATCTGCTTCGCGCGGCTGTCTATCGGCAGATTCAGGGCGGCGAGAAGCCGCGAAGTCCCGACCATAGCCGGTATCGCCGCGTTCCTGTAGTCCGAAAAAGCCCTCGCCATGAGCGAGAACGCCCCCTGTACGAGTACGCCCTTGCCTGCAAGTGCCGCCTGGACTCCGGCGAACGCGGAGAACACGCCGGACAAGACGCCGATCCCTGTGGAAAGCACACGGCTCACGGTGCCTATCGCCAGGAGCGCCGCGCCGAGCGCGGCAATCGAACCCGCCGTCACCGCAATGGAGGCGACAAGTCCCTTGTTCGCCTCGATCCACTTGGTGAACGAGTTGATGACCGCCGTTATCCGCTCCACCATCGGCTTGATGGTCGAGTTGAGAGCCTCGCCCGTGGCGTTCATCGCGCCCTCGACCGCCGACTGGAAGAGGCGGAACGAGCCGCCGATCCCAGCATCCATCGCCTTGGCGGTCGCATCGGCCTGGCCGGAGACATCCTTCAGCTTCGCAAGGAACTCGTCCAGCTCGCCGATGTCCTTCGTGAGCGACATCCCGGACATCATGCCGCGAACATCGAACACGTCCTTCATGAAGGCGAGCCGCTCCGCCGTCGGAAGCGACTTCGTCGCGACCGCGATGTCGCGCATCACCTCCGCCATTTTGCGGAGGTTGCCGCTCGAGTCCGTCGCCTCGACTCCGACTTCGCGGAGGATCTTCTGAACCTTCACGTCCGCGAACTGCATATACGCCTTGCGGAGCGCCGTTCCCGCAAGCGAACCCTTGACGCCCATGTTCGCCATGACGCCGAGTGCCGCGCAGAGCTCGTCAAGCGACTCGCCGGCGGCGGCCGCCTGCGGTCCCGCCACCTTGAGTCCCTCGAAGAGGTCGGTCAGGGTCTGCGCCGAGCCGTTCGCGGTCGCCGTAAGCACATCCGTCACCTGCGTCATCTTCGATGCCTCAAGCCCGAAGATGCGCATCGAGTTCGCCGCGATGTCGGCGGACTCCGCAAGTTCCGTTCCTGTTGCCCTCGACAAATTCAAAACGGAAGAGATCGAGGCTTCGATCTCCGTCCTGTCGAATCCCATTCGACCAAGCGCGATCATCGCGTCAGCGACCTGCTGCGCGGTGAAGGACGTCTCCCGCCCCAGCCTCTGCGCCGTTTTCGTCAGCGACTCGAACGCCTCGCCAGTCGAGTTCGTGACGGCCTGCACGAGCCTCATCCTGTCGTTGAAACCGGCGAACGACCGCTCCGCCAGCGCGAACGGAAGCGACATCGCACCTCCGAGCGCCAGCATCTCGCGCCCCATCGCCGTGCAGGACTTGGAGAAGGATCGGAGCTGCGCCTGCGCCTCGCCGAGGCTCCTGCGGAGCATCGAGGAGTCCGCCGTCACCTCGACGTATGCGCGTCCCGCCTTTATGTTCGCAGTCGCAGACATGGGCGTGCTCCTTTCTTTTCTCGCATCACGATTGATGCCGGACTGAATAATATGGTATAATTTAGACTGAATACAGCACTCAATGGAGGACTAAAACATGACAACAATGCCTGTGCAGGAAGTGAAGAGACGCGGGATGTCCGTATTGGACGACTCCCTCGCCTCTGGCCCAGTATATGTCATACGCAACAACATCCCACGCTATGTCGTCATGTTCGCGGACGCCTTCCACGAAATGGAGGAGTCTCTGGCAGATGCCAGAATAGCCGCAGCCGAAGCCGACATAAAGGCGGGGCGCGTTACGCACGGAACGGCGGACGAGCTCATGGCGGAACTCCTGGAGGACTGAGGCCATGCCGTTCTCTCTCGTCTGGACCGACACGTTCAAGCGGACGGCCAGGAAGTTCCTCAAGAAGCACCGCGACCTCGCGGATACGTTCTCCCTCGTCCTTCACAAGCTGGAGAACGATCCCCACGACCCGGAGCTTCGCCTTCACGCACTCTCGGGGAAACACCTAGGGAAGCACGCCGTAAGCCTCACATACTCGTACAGGATAGTGCTCCGGCTCGTGCTGACGGACTCCGAGATATTCCTACTCGACGTCGGCACGCACGACGAAGTATACCGCTGACCATTCCCAGTCATGCGACTGACGATTTCTCCTCTTCGAGAAACACCCCTGCCGCGTGTTCGAGCATTCCGAGCCTCTCGCGGCTTTCGTACTCCTTTGGGTGGTTGTCCCGCAGCCACTCGGCAACCTTGCGGATGTCCTCCGCGATAATCTTGAGCCGCTCGACCGCGTACTCGGGGTTCACGATGTCCGTCATTTGGCACCTCCCCTACAGAATGCGGCCTTGAGCGCCTCCTTCATCTCCTCGCCGCGAAGGATTATCTTCGGCGGCGCGGGAGTGAACGGGTTGAAGTCCGCTGGCTTGAACGGCTTTCCTTTCTTCGGATCGCGGTTCAGGTTGGCCATGAGAGCCATCTGCGAGGATGCTATTCCCCACTCGAACTTCGCCCGTCCCTCGGCCATCAGCCCCAGCTCCCTCAAGGTGAAGGAGCCGGGGTCGACGCCGCAGATTCCCCCGAGACGGCAGGCGGTCTCAAGGAGGTCCTCAGACGTTCCTCGAACTCGGGGCTCGCGAGAGCCTTTTCGAGCATTTGCGCATTCTCTGTCTCGAACTTCCTTGCGAGGTCGACCGCCTTCTTCAGGAAGAGCCGCCTCGCCCCTGGGAAAAAATCGACGAGTTCGTCGAGGAACGCCCTCGTTGCGTCCGAAATGGAATCCCCCGCGAGGGACGAGCCGAAGTCGTCATCGGTCACCCCGGCCGTCTTCGCCTGCCCCTCGCAGAGAACCCACAGGATGTCGACAAGGAGGATCGGGTCGTTCGCCACCCTGTCGAGGGTGTCCGTCGCGACCGCTCCATCCTTGCCCGCCTGTATGACGTTCACGAGGTCGATCCCCAGGACGTCGCGGACGCGCTTCATCTGGCGGACGTTCAGTTCGACGTCCCAGACGCGCCCCTTCGTGTCGGTAAACTGTCTCATGTCTCTTCTCCTTTCAGACTACTGTCAGCCGCCGTTGCCGCCGCCGTCCTTCCATGTCGGGGGTCGCGTGACGAGCGTCGGCTTGCACGTGACGCTCACCGTCAAAGCCTCCTCCAGTGGTTCGGAACGACTGAACGACGTCACGACGAAGTCGGCGTCGAGTCCGTTGCCGTCGCCGTCGGACGCGAAGAGCGCGATTGCGGTGTTGTTGAAGTAGGCGTTCTTGATCGCCTTGAAACCGGGGTCCGCCGTGTCCCAGACCATCTCGAACTCCAGCGACGCGTCCTTCAGGGTCGCCGCCGTGATTCGCCAGCCCTCGGCCGCGCGGGTCGTGATGTCCGCCTCGCCCGTCTCCAGGTTGAGCGTCACGTCCTTGCAGTTCTTCATCTCCGATGAGGCGGTCGATCCCGCCGCGCCGTGGAAGAGCTGCGCATCCAATCCAAGTTTGTATGCCATTTTATGACTCCTTGTTTTGACAGGATTTACATGATTACCAGGATTGAGGAATCCTGTGAATCCTGTCAATCCTGTCTAAAACTTACTTTACCGCGTCCTTCCACATCTTCGCGACGTGGGGAGCGGACTCCTTGAGGACGGGTCCCATCAGCGGACGCATCGGATAGCGTTCGTGCCTGTACTTCCCGCCGAACTCGTGCGCGGACATCGAAGGCCCGACGAAGTTGAAGCCAGGGCCGACGAGGACTGACTTGTCTCCGTCGCTCCCGAAGAGGATCGCCCGCTTGAGAAGCCCCCGCCTTGAATGCGGCGGCGACCCCGGCTGCGACGCCTTGGGGCTCGTCACGACCTTCCTCTGGGCGACGCGGCGGACATACGCCCCCGCGCGGCGGAGGATGTCGCGGCTCGCCCTCGCGATCCTCGCGACAAGTCCGTCCTCGTCGAACTCGACCTCGCACTTCATCACCCGCCCTCCGCGACGCGGTGCTCGTTCACCTCCTTGAAGAGGAGTTCCACGACGCCAGTGAACTGACGCCTCTCCCTCATGTGGTCGGGGACGTACAGCGGCGCATGGTTCGCCTCGACGCACTTCGCCCCGCGCACGGTCGTGTGCAGGAAGTCGAGCGCGAGGGTCTGCGCGTAGTTCACGAGGTCGACGAGGTCGTCCTCGGTCGCCTTGCGGAGGACGCCCACGTGTATCGTGAGAAAGTCCTCCCTAAATCCCCGCGCCAGCATCTTGTGCTTTATCCCCACCGGAACGACCACGATGCGCGTCCGCTCCTTCACGTCCTTGAGGGAGTATTCGGGCGCGAGTTCCACGTCGGCCTCGCCGATCCTCTCGGCTACACCGTGCGCAAGAGAGATGATGTCGACCATGCCACTCCTCCTTTCCCCGCGCTACTGCGCGATTCCCTTTACGATGCCGAGGATGAGCGTCCCGACCGCCGAGAGAAGCGAGATTATCGCCGCGCCCATCGCCGCGTGCAGGGTCTTCTGAAGACCCGTCGCCGTTGCGCAGGGCGGGGTGTGGTGCGCCCCGTCGGCGAAGTGCATCTTCACCATCCCCTTGAGTTCCGCGATGTCCATCCTCGCCCGCGTCACGCCCTCCCAGAGTTCAGGGAACCCGGGCGGCATCTCGACATGCTGCTGTTCGTTCGCTGCCATCGCTATCCTCCTGTGTGCTTGGCGTGAATCCTGTACGCCGTGTGAAACGCGTCACTCCACCGCCAGCACGGTTCGCCGGCTGGCGACAGAACTTCATATGTGTGTCCGAGAAACTCGATTTCGTCGCCGACTTTCGGCTCAGAGGCGAGTAGCTCCTTCGGCACGATGAAGTCCCGCGTCTCAATGCGTGTCCAAATGCCGTCCGCATCCGTGGCACGGAACACCGTCCGCCCGACCACGGCGCGGATCGTGTGAACCTCTCCTCCGAGTGGCGTGTAGCCGACCTCGACGGCGAGGCTCTGCATCTGGATCGCGCGCATATGCTCGATGGCGGACTTGATCATGTCAGTTCAGTCCCTGGCAGAGTCTGACGTACACGAGCGCGTCACCGGCAGCGGCAAGCGCGACCGCATGGCCGAGTTTCACAGAGCCGGACGCGCCTGCTTCGACAGCCTGCTTGGTGGCCGGGTTCCATCCGACCTCCATGCCGGGCGCGACGGCGAGGCCTGTCGCCTTGGCAACTTCGTACACACCCGTCAATGCGAGTGCGCCGAGTTCGCCAGCCTTGATGTCGAGCTTGGCGACGCCGACGACCTTGTTGGCGAGAACGACGATGTCACCCGCCGCAACGTCCGCCATCGGTGTGTGGTCGATGGCGTCGCCTCTCTGAACATATCTTGCATCCATTTTGTGCAATCCTTTCTCGTCTGAAGATTAAGCGGCCCGTCCGCCGTGGCAGGGAAAGAAACAAGCAAAGAAACCTGCCTCCCGCGGCTCGGGCCAGAGATTGTTTAGGCCGCGGCCCCGTTGGACTTGACCATCCCGCGATGGTCCTGTTCGCGGATGCCCACGTCGAAGTACACGCGGAACCAGATACCGAGGACGTTGAAGTCCAGGTCTCCGCGCTCCACGGTCGGCGTGCGCTTGCCCTTGAGGTAGCCGATCTCGAAGGTGTCCACCGTCCCCGGCTTGCCGAAGAGATACCACGCAGTCTCGCTCGCGCCGTCGTACTTCGCGTTCGAGAGGTACGGCGAGCTGACAATCGTGAGCCCCTGGTTCGCGAGAACGTTCACGGACGGGCGGATCGTGTTCTCCGCGCCGCCGGACATGACGAGCGTCGGCCCCTGCGTCAGCTCCTGCGCGAGGAACTTGAGCGCGGTCGGCACGAGCAGGATGCTCGGCTCGACGTTCACGGGCTGTCCGTCGGCGTCCGTTTGGTCGAGGAAAGCCTTGATCGCCTTCTTGAGCGAGTCCGCAGAAAGCGCGGAGTTGGCGCCGGAGAGAAGGTTCTTGTGGTTAGTCGAGAAGAGCGGCTTGCCGTCAGTCATCGTCGGGTTCGCCAGGAGCCGCTTGAAGAACAGCTGGTCGACGAGCCGCGCCGCGCGGTTGCCCATCGCGGACGGCACCTTGAGGAACGCCCCGAGGTCGTCGTTGATGATCATCTTGCGCGTCAGGCAGAACTTCTTGGCGTAGGTATCGAGCTGGTTCACCGCCTTCTCCTCGCTGACGCCGCCGTCCTTGATTTCGCCGTCAGCGCCGACGGGCTTGAGGTCGCCGATGTCGGTCAGGCGGAAGCGCTGGTTCTCCTTGAAGTCGGAGAGGTCGGCCGACGTGCAGAGGCTCGTCGCGACGATTGGTTGCGCCCTGTACGCCTGCAGGAGCTTCTTCTGCGCGACGTTCGAGAGAATGCCGGGGAGCGACACAGTCGAGAAAGCCGCCTTGATGGCCGCGTTGTCGAAGGTGCGCGGGACATCCATTCCCTCAAGCCTCATGCACTCGGCGAGGACGCCCGCAAGCGGCATGTCGCTCTCCTTCATCGCGGCCTCGACCGTCTCGTCGCCCATGTCCTTCGCGAGCGTGTCGCCGTCGATGCCGGCCCTAAGCGAGAGTGCCGCCTCCAGGGTCTTCGCGGTCATGCCGCTCTTCTTGACCGTCACGCTCGGCGCGGAGGTCGTGGGCTGCTTCTCGCGGTAGGCCTTGAGAACCGCCTCGTTAACGGCGTTCTTGTCCCAGCCCTCCGAGATGGCCTTCGCCTCAATCTCCGGGAACTCGCCGCCGCAGACGGACTTGATCATCGTCACGCGGTCGCGCTCCGCCTTGACCGCCTCCGCCGCGATTGCCTTCGCGTCGGGCATCGGCTCGTCGGGCTTTTCGGGCGTCGCGGATGCCGTTACCGTCTTGGGGGTGTCCTTCGGCACAGCCGCAGGCGTAGCCGTCGGGGTTGCGAGAGATGCCGCCTCGACGGGCTTCGTCTCCTTGTTGGTCACTTCAGGTTCCATAATGGAGTTTCCTTTCAGTTGCAGTTGTGCCGTGACTGTCATGTGCGTCGAGCGGTCTGCGCCCACGGCGACTACGCTGACCTCCCGCAAAGTGGATTTCGTGACATGGTAGAACGGCGCTTCGTGTTCCATGCCGTTGACCGTCCGCTTGCCTTCCTGTATAAGCTCGGCTGCTTCGACCTCCGCTCCGATTGAGAGCTGCCAGTCCGCGCCAGCCTTGCCCTGTGCGACTATCGCCTCGGCGAGTTCGCCTTCGGCGACGATTTCGCCAGCGATTGCGAGGTGTCCTCCCTCGGCTTTCGCGTTCACCACGCCCACGCGCCCAAGCGTGTGGTTCTCGTGGTTCGCGAGAAGCGGCACGGACTCGGGAACGGTCATGCCCGAGAGGTCTACGACCACAGGCCTCGACCATCCGAAGAGCCGCATCTTGCCGCCTCCGTAGGCGAGACCCGCCACCTTGTGCTTTCCGTCTCCGCCGTCCTTCGCGGCGGTTATTTCGAGATATTCACTCGTCTTTTCCATCTTCTTCTCCTTCGTCTTCGTCTTGAGATTCGTCCTTTTCAGGAACATCGTCTATGCCGAGTTCCTTCATGAGCGTCCTTTCCTTGGCTATCTGCCGAAGCTCAGTCTCCCAGTCCTTGCCTTGGCGGGCGTATTCCGCCGCCAAAGTTGTGGTCTTGTTGAGAAGCCGCTTCTCCTGCGCGTTCGCCTCCTTTGCGGGATCGACGTGTTCCTGTCCGTCCCAGAACCACACATGGCGGCAGTCGCAGGCGTCAAGCTGCGTCGCGGTCGCAAGCGACCACTCGCGCAACCACGACTCGAACACGCGGTCGAGTACCTCCGCCTCCATGAACGCACGGTCCACCTTGAGCGACTTGTAGTACGTCTGGTGGTCGAGCCGTCCCGATGCGTAGTTGTAGCCCGACGAGTTCCCCGCAGCGATGTTGTAGGGCATCGAAAGACACCTTGCGATCTCGTTCAGGATTTCATGCTTGAACTCGCCGTATGTCGTAACGGGCTGCTTCGGATCGACCTGCGACATCTTCCAGCCGCCCGGCATCGTGAGGAGCATATTCCGCTCCAGCTGAATCGTGTCCATCGCCTCGACCGAGTCGGCCTCGCCGTTCGCCGGGGCGTCCGTGTACAGGATGCCCGCGAAGTCGGCGGCGGCCTCCGCAGCGCTCACCACCGCGAGCGTGAACCGGCGGAGGTGTGCAAAGAGCGGCAAGGCAGCGGTTATTTCCGGGATGCCGCGATGCTGCTCGGGACGATCCTGCCGGAACACATGGATCATGTTCTCGGCCTTGATCGTCACGAACTCCATGTCGAATGCGTCCCGCCCGCCGGGATGCTTCTTCAGCACCTTGTAGGACATCGGATTGCCAAATTGGTCGAACGTGACGCCGTCGATGCAGTTCGGATCGACTGTCAGTTCATCATCCGTAACCCGGTCGGCTTCGATGAGCTGCATGTCGAGCGTCACATTCGTTTTGAGCAGTGGATTCCTTGCAAGCAGCACAAACGCCTCGCCATCCTGGCAACGCGCCATACGTATGGTGCGCAGCTTTGCCGGGAGATGCGTTTTCTTCGCCCACATTTGGAAGTCATGCTCTATCTTCCTGTTCGTCTCCTCGTCTTCGAGGAGCATCTGGAGTCTTGGCCCCGTTCCTATCGTGTCTTCCGCAAGCGTCTTTACGATGCCGCGTGCGTATGAGTTGTTCTGCACTTCGTAGCGGGCGCGGGTGCGGAGAATCTTGCGGACGTTCGAGTCCGCCTCGGCGTCTGCCGAGAGAAACTCCGCCGCTCCCCAGTGCTTCGCATTGTCCTTCGTCGTCTGCGCCGCGTCGAACCGCGCGCGCATCCAGCTCGCGAACCGCCCGCCGATGCTCTTCCTGGTAGGCGTGTCTTTCTTCTTGGACGGCCACAGTTTCACAGCGCACCTCCCCCAGCCACCATCTTCGTGATGCGAATCGGCAGCCTTTTGGCCTTGAGGGCATCCTTGGATGCATAGTAGTTGAGGAGCTTTATCAAATCGGCCGCCGAGTGGTTCTCCACGACCTGCCCATCAACCTCCACCTTCTTGGGCGAGAGGAGGAGGTTCTCCATTATCTCCTCGATCTTTGACTGATCCATAGTCCTGAAACTCCTTTCCCGCTTCCACGGCAGCGATCCTCTCGCCGACCCAGCGCATGACATTGACGCACATCGAGTTCCCGCACACCCTGTGGCGGAAACCGTCCGGCGCGTGAGCCTTGCCTTTCCACGGGATGTCAGTCCAACCGTCCGGGAAGCCCATCAGCCGCTCGGACTCGACTGGCAGAAGCCGCCGGAGCTGAATCGGTGTGCAGACAGCGTTCACATGGCTGGAGCGGAGCGTGTACATCGCCGCCCCCGCCTCGTCGTAGCACTTCGTCTTAAGGCACTTCGTGCGCCCCTCGATGTTCATCATGTCTATCGGGAAGCACTCCGCTTCAGGACGCGCACCAGCGCCGACGGAAGCGAATACCCCAGCCTTTCGGCGCGGGCAAGCATCGCCTCCGCATAGTTCGCCGCCAAGCAGCACCTCTGCGGCGCGGGTCCAGTCGCCACGATGTCCGACAAGGATGACACGACGCCTTCGCTGCGGCACAGCCCCCGGAAATGAGGGAACTCTGGTATATCTTGCGTCCAGCACTCGCCACGAAACGCCGAAGCGTCCGGGCGCGTTGGTGACGATTCCCGCGTTCCCCCATCCGCCGTCTGGGACTTGCACATCCCATCCGGCGAACTCGGATAGGATGCGGGCGAAGTCCCGGCCGCCTCCAATCTTAAACACGGCTGGAACATTCTCCCAAACCACCCAGCGGCAGCGTGTCCGTTCAGCCAGCCGCGCAAACTCAAGCGCGAGGCTCCCTCGCGGATCGGCGATGCCGCCCTTGCTGCCTCCGCTTGAAAACGACTGGCAGGGCGACCCGCCAACAAGGAGGTCGATTCTGTTTCCATAGTCGCTCTCCTTGATCTTCGTAAAGTCGCCGAGGTTAGGAACCCCCGGCAGACGGTGTTTCAACACTTCCGATGCGAACTCGTCGATTTCAGCGACAAACTCGCAATGCCAGCCGAGGGGCCGCCATGCGACGGTCGCAGCCTCGATCCCGCTGCACACGCTGCCGTATCGCATGGCGGCACCCTCCTTTCTGGACTTCCCCCAAGGCGGTAGAATGCGGGGGAAAACAACAAAAAAACCGCACAAAACCGCCAGTCGGGGGCGGGGGCGTCTCACATACGACGCACTCCCCACTCTACTTATACAAGATTTCGTATCATGTTTTAACACCTTTTTTCGGATTTTTCTCTATCCCCTCATCCGGCGCAGTTCGGAGAGTTTCACCTTCGGCTTCGCGGCGGCTCTGGGCTTTCCGTCCGTCATCGTCCCCGCAAGGACACAGCCGGACATCGATGCGGCGACAGCAGACCCGACAATGCAGTCCCACCAGTGGTTGTCGTGTGCGTCCGGGCGCATCTTCCACTCGTCCACCCGGCGTCCGCGTCCCTCCGTCTTGACCCTGTACTCCGCCGTCAGGTGTTCGGCGAAGAGGAGATGGTCTTCGGCGGAGCGTCCCCAGAGCGTAAGCGCACCACGGTCGCCCGTCGCGGTGAGAAGTCTCGTCGCAACAAACGACTTCCAGAAGTTGGTGTCGTACACAACGTGCCGCACCGCCCGCTTGCCACGGACGTTCGGCATCCGCCAGTTCATTCCGACCCTGTCCCCGACCGCTTTCTTGTACTCGCCCATAGGCTTCGAGGAAGCACCGATGTAGCGTCCGTGCGAGGGGGTGAGGACGGAGGCGTATTCCGACTCCCGGCAGAACTGGTACACGGTGTCCGTGGACTGCCCCCAGTTTGCGTCCACGAGGCAGCGCTCGATCCGCATCGCCGCGCCATCGTCCCGGAAGTATTCGCGTCCGAGAATCTCGCCCGTCAGCTTCTTGAGGCCTTCGGAAAGACATCCTTCGAGGCCGTTCCTCGGAAACTTCATCTGCAATGTGATGTTCGCGTCCGAGAGCGTGAAGAAGCGTCTGTTCTGGTCCGGCCACTCGCCGTAGTCGATTACGCGCCCGGTGAAGTCGTCGTCCCATGCGGCGATACAATAGAAGAGCATCGTCTTCTGGACGTCGATGAACGCCGTCAAGTGCGTCGCCGAGACGGGAACTCCGCGCCGCGAATGTCCGTTGACGCGCGAGGACACGCCGTCCAGCGTCAGCTGCTCCTCCGTCCCCAAGTCCTCCGCCAGCGGCTCGTTCTGGTACTCCGCCCAGAAAGCGGCCTCGTCGGTAAGCTTCAGGTTCATCGCGTGCTGGACGGCGGATATCTCGTCGTGGTTGAACCTTGCCTTCCATGCGACCACCGCCCCCTCGTCCATCTCCTTCTGGTGGGCGCGGTAGAACTCGGTCGCCTTGAGGAACGTGCCTTTCTCGCGCAATTCGTCGGCGCGGAGATCGGCGTACTTGTTCCACAGCTCCTCGTTCTTGGGGAACTTGTACATCATGCGGCAGCGCTCTCCGTTCCATTCGGGATGCTTCGACCGGTCGAGCATCTGCTCGGCCATGTCGCCGGGGCGGATGACCGTGCAGGGCATCACGCCCGCGATCTTCCTGCCCGGACCCGCAAGGCCGAGAACGTCGCCCGCGAGGACGCGGACGCGCTTCCTCGTCTGCTCGGACGATCCCGCCGACTCGCTCGTCTGCGGGTCGTCGACAATGACGAACTCGGGGCGGATGGTGCGTCCGTCGGGGCGCTTGAACTTCATCCCGCGAATGCGCCCCGTGATGCCGGCGACGCGGACGATTGCGCCGCTGGACGCCGCGCCCGCTATCGTGGGGAGGACGATCTCGCTTGCCGTCCAGCCGATGCGCGTCCTCTCGCCCTTGTAGAGCTGGCCAGCACAGCGGTTGGCGATCCCCTCCAATCGGGCGATTGGGTACACCATCTCCGGGAAGTCCTCGGCGAGGTGTTCGTTCACCTCAAGCTCGGTCTTGATCGAGTCCAGCATCTCCAGCGCCGCCCCCTCGCTCGCGCCGATCACGACGATGAACTCGCGGTGTCCGTAGGCCATCGCCCAGATAGCGGCGGTCTCGGTAAGGCTCGACTTGCCGCTGCCGCGAGCCATAGCGAGGGCGAAGAGTCCGCCTTCGAGAACGGCCTTCTGGAGTTTCTCTATCGCCCGCAGATGGTCGTCCGACCATTCGAGGCTGTACACTTCCGGGAAGTAGGTCTCGCAGAACTTCCTGAAGTCGAAGCGGCACGCCTCCTTCCTTTCAGGATCGACCACGGCAGGAAGCTCGCCGATGTCGCGTCCGGCGAGGGACAGTTCCGCCTGTCTCTGCGCCGCCGACTCGCGGTGCGCGTCGTAGCCTCCGGGCGTCGAGGCGGGCGTGTTCGCCCGCTTGTCGATGAGCCACGCCGCGTAGCGGTAGAAGCTTAGGCTTCGGCTGTCCTCCGTCGAGGCGATGCGGTAGCCCGCCTCCGCGAAGTGGCGGTACACCATCGCAGCCGAGATGACCGTCCCCAGCTCCGTGGAGTTGAGGAACCTGACCATCTCCACGGGCTTCATCTTCTTAACGTTGACCGTCATCGCCAATCTCCTTTGCTATCCACGCGATGTACTTCAGGATGTTGATCGTCCCGTCCGCGTTGACGGGCGCACCCGAGGCGATGTCTGCCTCAAGCCTCTCCAGCGTAAGGGTCCTCGACCCCGACCGCCGCATGGCGGTCACGAAGTTCTCCTTCGATACGTGTTCGCGGTTCTGTTCGGGCATTTCTCGCCTCCTCATGAAGATTGTTGAAATAGTTTCAGATACTCCGTTGACTTGTAACTGAATAAGAGCGAATATGTGCGCCGTCAGCCCGTGGTGGGCAGGACGCATACAAAAGAAAGGACAGATGCATGAGCAAGTCGGCAATCCGCGCGGGCGACCGCGCGTTCGTGAAGGTGGGGCGCAACCTCGTCGAGGTTCGCGTCGACGGAAAGGCGGAGGGGGGATGGAGCGTCACCTCCCGCACGGGAAAGTCCATGACGGTCAAGACGCTCCTCACCGCCGAGGGCGAAACCATCGAAGCGCACGATGCGGACACCCCCGCCAAAGACGCTGCGAAGGAGAAACCCGCCGCCCCCTCGTCGAAGGCCGTTCCCCGGAAGGGTCTTGGTCTTCTCAGCGCGGCGGCGGCTGTGCTGGAGCGGTCGGACACCCCCATGTCGGTCAAGTCGATGATCGAGGCGGCGAAGTCGGAGGGACTCTGGACGCCCGGAGGCGGCAAGACCCCCGAACAGACGCTCTACTCCGCGATCATCCGCGAGATACGCGACAAGGGAAACGCATCCCGCTTCCGCAAGGAGGGACGCGGTCTCTTCGCCTTCGCGCAGTAGCCTCACGACTCGTACCCGAAAAGTCCGCGTCTGCACATCTCGGCGTACACAGGCTTGTCGAGTCCGAGGCTCTCTATCACGTGGCTCGCGGGTTCCGACTCCGTGTACGTCTCGACGATGCGGTTTTCGCCGTCCATGAGCGTCACGCGGATGTCGCGGCGTCCAATGCAGCACGATATCATGCACTGCATGGACGGCAGTCCGTACCGCTTCATCGCCTCCAGCGACTTGTGCCGGGCGTAGACGTTGAGCGTCACGTCGGCCTTCGTCGGGTCCTTGCCCCAGGGACAGCCCCCGCCGATCCTTGAGTTCCCGCCGTAGAAGTCCACGACGAGTTTTCTCCCCGTAGTTCCGCAGTCGGCGACGGAACCGTGTGCGACGTACCGGCCGGTGCCGTTCACGACAATGGCGCACTCTTCGCCCACTATCGACTTCGCCGTCTCGATGACGGACGCCTCGTCGTCACCGGGAGCGAGCGGAATCGCGATCACGCACTCGACGGGCTTGCCGTCCTCAAGCGTCACCTGCGTCTTCACGTCCAGCCCACCGCTCACGCCGGCAATCGCCTGTCCGAGCCTGCGGGCAAGCCAGTAGTCCTTCGGCATGTAGCCATACTCCGGCTCGTCCACGGCGTAGCCGAACACCAAGCCTTGATCTCCCCAGGAATCGCGGTCGACGCCCTGCAAGATGTCCTGCGACTGGCGGGAGATGTGCGTTTCGACCTCGACCTCCTCGGCGCAGATCGTGTTCGAGTCGCCGAAGCGCTCCTGGTACTCGTCGTTGTAGCCGATCTTGTCGATGGCCTCACGCGCAAAGTCCGCAATGTCCTCCTCGCCGTAGGGGGCGTTCGAGGTGATTTCGCCGGAAATCGTGCAGTAGCGTTCCTTGAGCTGCACCTCCAGGGCGACCCTTGAGCGGCGGTCGGCCTCAAGGTACTTGTCGAGAATGTACGACGCAATGAAGTCGCACGTCCTGTCGGGATGCCCGACGGTGCAGTATTCCGATGTCTGGATTATCGATGGTTTCATGGCTGGATTCTCTCCTTGTGGTGTCGCCCCTCGCCGGGGCGGATTGACAGATCTCCTGATAGTGGTTTGCAGGATCGTGTGCGAGAGCACACAGGATCCATGTCGTCATGACGTGACGATATATCTTCCTCTGCGATATCTTCGACGAATACGGCGTTATATGGCGGAATATCGGCGTTTATCGCCGTTTATCCCGCTTGGCACCGTGTGTTTCCATACTGGTTTACAGACTCTTGGCGCCTCTAGTTCACACGTCTACACGCACTCTACACGCCACGGAAACACACAATTCAACTGTAGATAGTTTCGCAGATGTCCACGATATGGCGGCACAGTTCGTCGGGCAGTTTCGCACGGACGGCCTTGCCTTTCAGACCCTGCGTCCCCGTCCTCGAACCGCGAGGCGCGGCATCGTGGCAGGAAGCGCCACGCTTGCAGGGCGGACGGAACTGCGGGGCGGGGTGGTTCGTGAAGATGTCCGTCGGCTTCTGCCGCCTCTCGCCGTACTGGCAGTACGTCACCGTGTGCCGGCGTCCGCCGGTGTCGCGGAGGAGGTCGAGGATGAACGGCATCTTACGCAGCATCCCCACCGGGTTCTCGATGAACCACACCTTCGGCTTCAGCTGGCGGATGAGATCGCAGACATGGGCGTTGACAGCGTCGCATCTCGCGGCGTACTCCGTCTTCGGACTCGTCCCGTCGCGGTGGCGCGAAATGCACATGACCGAGTACGTCGTGCAGTCGGGGCTTGCCCAGATGACGTCGGGACGTCCGAACCGCGCGACGATCTCGTCGGCGGTCAGCGTCCCGATGTCGGCGTTCCAGTCGGGCTTAAGCGCCTCGCTCCAGTCCACGGTGAGCGTCCTGTGGCCGCGATTCCTGAACGCCGCCGACTGGACGCCCGTCCCGGAGAAGAGCTCAAGCACCTTCATCTTGTGCTTCCTCCCCGCCGTCGCCGTCAGATTCTGACGTCGATGGCGTCAGTTTCTGCCAGTCGCACCCCTCGCCGTGCACGAACTCCGCCCACCTGCGGCGAATCACGTCGCAGTACTTGGGATCGAGTTCGACGCATTTGCACACGCGCCCCGTCCTCTCGCAGGCAATCAAGGTCGATCCGCTGCCGCCGAAGGTGTCGAGAACCGTGTCGCCGCGCTTAGACGAGTTGCCGATCAGATAGCACAGCATGTCGACGGGCTTCATCGTCGGATGGACGTCGTTCTTCTTCGGTTTGTCGTACTCCATCACCGTCGTCTGCGAACGGTCGGCGTACCAGTTGTGCGCCTCGCCGTCCTTCCACCCGTAGAGGCAGGGTTCGTGAATCCAGTGGTAGTCCTGACGCCCCAGGACGAGCGACTGCTTCTTCCAGATGAGGCATTGCCTCACGCGAAGTCCCACGTCAAAGCACGCGCCACGGAAGTTGTAGCCCTCCGAGTCGGCGTGGAAGATGTAGAACGACGCTCCTGGCTTCATGCGCTTCTCCGCGCAGCCGAAAGCAGCGCGAAGGAACTCGCGGAACTTCGTGTCGTCCATCGAGTCGTTCTGGATCGACTGTCCGTCCGAGCCGTGGTAGTCCACGTTGTACGGCGGGTCCGTGAGCCAGAGGTCGGCCTCGCCGTCGCCGCACACTTTCGCGACATCGTTTGGCTGCGTCGAGTCGCCGCAGACGAGGAGGTGGTTTCCAAGCCTGTACACCTCGCCCGGCGTCGATACCGGCACTTCGGGCGTCTCAGGGACGGAATCTGGCTCCGTCTCGCCGTGCGTCCCCGCCTCGCCGCCGAGAAGATCGTCCAGCTCGTCGTCGCCGAACGCGAGGAGCGAGAGGTCGAAGCCGGCCTCCTGCAAGGCGGCTAACTCGACCTTCAGCTTGTCCTCGTCCCACTCCGCGATTTCCGCGATCTTGTTGTCCGCGATGCGGAGCGCCTGCTCCTGCTCAGGCGTGAGGTCGGTCGCGATGATGCAGGGCATCGTCTCCCAGCCGAGCTTCTTCACGGCCAAGAGGCGCGTGTGTCCCTCAATGATGACCTTGTCCTTGTTCAGCACCGCAGGGTTGCGGAAGCCGAATTGCTCGATGATTTTCGCGAGCTGCTCGACTGCCCCCTCGTTGACGCGGGGGTTGTTTTCGTAGGGAACGATCTCCGACACGGGGACGTTCACCACCTTGATTTTATTCGTTTCCATCTTTGTTCTCCTGTTCGTGAGTTTCGTCATATTTCTGGATTCGCTGGCATATCCAGCGGGCGCAGTTGACCGCCCAACCGTTTCCGAGAGCCTTGTAGCGGGGCGTGTCGGGACAGTCTTCCGCAGGCTTCCCGCGATGCGGTATCTTCGTGTAGCCGTCAGGCAATCCCTGGAGCCTTTCGCATTCAAGCGGCGTCAGGCGGCGGACGATGTAATCGACCACGACCGCCGGGAGGTTGTCGCCCATGTCGGAGCGAAGCGTCGATGTCACCTCGTCAGAGAAGCGATGCGACGCTCCCTCGCGCCTGGCGATTCCCGGCTCGAACGAGACTGCGCCCGGCCCCTTGGCGACCACCGTCGGCGCACATTCCTCTTCGACCTTGAAGCCGAACTGCGCATTCTTGCCTTGGTTGAATGAGGCGCGGTCAAGGCCGATGGCGACGGCGTGCGGGTCCGTGCCGTGGAGCGCAAGGATCGTCGGCGATACGCCCGACGTGTCCGCGCGTCCGCTCGACTTCCCGGCCTCCATGTCGAAGACGCCGATGCACTCGGACGCCACCGCCACCTTGTTGCCGCTCTCTCCCTGCGTCTTGACGAGCGTCGGCGAGACTTCCTCTTCCGCGCCCAGTCCCTGTGCCTTCGCGGAGTTGCCGGGCAGGAACGCCACGACCGCCGTGCCGCCTTGATGCTTCACCGGGGCGGAATCTACGGTGGTGAGCGTCGGGGCGCACTCGACCTCGCGGCAGCCAGAGTGAGGGTTCTTCGACTTCATCGCGTTACTGCCCATCGAGTCGATGGCGTAGGCGACCGCGTGCTGGTCGCGAGCGGTCAGCGTGTAGGACGCGCCCTTCTCCGAAACGCCGAATCCAGCCCCGCCCTTGCGGACGGGCTTGTCGGCGTTCCTCGGCTTGTTCTTGTCCATGTCGATGGCCACGACCTCGCCCTTGGGCTGGACCACGACCTCCTGCGTCCGAGCCTCGGAGTTCGAGAATGTGTTTCTCGTCTCGGCTACCTCAATCTTCGCATACTTCTCGCCGTCGCCGTTCTTGTTCACAGCGTGTGCGACCTTGCCGAACACGTCGGCGGGCGCTACCACGAGCGGGTTGTTGTTCGCCGCCTGCGCGTTGTGGGTGGCACCCATAGTCGGAGCGACGTCAACCTGCTGGGTCCTCGCGTCCGTCTGGTGGTTCTCGAAGCACACCGCGTTGTGGAAGCCGGGCGACGAGCCGTTCACAAGCGCACCGCTAACCTCGCGGCTTTCCGACTTGACCCCGCCCGGCTCGTATGGGTCGAAGCCGGACGGGTCGAGGATGTATCCGCCGCTCCTGTCCGCCTGTCCCGTCATCCGCGCCTCAAGGTCGCGGGCGGTCAGGGCGGGCATCACGTTGCCGCCGTTTGAGTTCGTCGGAAGCGGGCTATCTGCGCAACGAGAGCCGTCTTTAGGCGGGCGGGTAAATCCTTGCCCCGTGACGCGGCGCGGCGGAGTATCCCCTCGCACGCCTTGAGGCTCAAACAGTATTTCCGCAGGTGCTCGCCAACCGTCTCCAGTATGTCCGACAGTCCGCATACCGACGAGCCAAACTCTGCGTCGCCGTTGCGGAACTGCTCTGGGCAGCCCGTCCACTCGCACCCATTGAGCGTCCATAGTCCTGTAGGCAAGAGAATACCCGCATTCCCCAATCGAGCGGACAAAGTGCGCGAAGTCGCGCCCTCCGTTGCTGGTAAGTACTCCCGGCACGTTCTCCCATACGACCCATCGAGGTTGTAGCTCACGACAAAGTCGCGCAAAGTGGAAGGCAAGGGAGCTGCGGGTGCCGCTGCCTTCCGCCATGCCTTTCCTCTTGCCAGCGACCGACACGTCCTGGCATGGCGTACCGCCCGCGAGACAGCCGAGACGCCCGGCAAGTTCAATGACATCTGTTCCATTCGTGATCCTCCATTTCTCGTCGCCGATTATCTCGGCTGTGATTTTCGTCATGTCCCCAAGGTTGGGGACCGTTGGGTAGCGGTGCTTCAGAAGAGAACACGGGAACGGCTCGATCTCGCTGAAGAACACCGGCTTCCAGCCGCCCAGCGGCGCTACCGCCGCGCTCATGCACTCGATCCCGCTGCATACCGTCGCATAGGTCAATTCCCTTTGTTTTGTTGGCATTTATGGCCTCCTTGAAAAATTACGTCAGTGAAAGAAAGTCTGCCCTGAAGCCTGGCTCCTTCCCGCGCCCTGCCTTTGATAGGGGTTCAGGGAGGAACCGTGGCCTCGGCGGGACATATCGTCCCACCCGCCCGAGGCGGGCGATTTTTCCGTCCGTGGGCCGTTGACTTGCCGCGCGGGTTATGGCACAATGTCCGCTGTCGACCGCATGGGCGGTTTTCGGGGCCTCGTCATCGGCCTCTTTCGGTTGCCCGTGCGGTCGGCTTTTCTTCGGTCGGCCGATAGGCGGTCAGACGGCTGGCGGTCGGCCAAGCCCCAAGCAGTCGGCTGGTCGGCCGGTTCGCGTAGGTTCGGTCGGCCGAGATGGGGGCGTATATTTATATACGCACCCTCGGCCTACCGGCCTACCGAACCGCCAACCGACTGCCGGACCGACCGATTTTTCGGTAGGCGGTTTCGGTAGGCGGCTCATCCGCCGACCGGCCTACCGAGCTTTCCTTTCCCGTCGGAAGAGTCGCTTTCGCCCTCCGGCAGAAGGATATATCTCGCGCCGTTCATCGACGGAGGTGCGTTGTCGGGGCGTCCGTACCTGACGAGTTTTCCGACAACGGCCATCTCGATTGCGTCCCTTGCCTTCTGGCGAGAACAGCCATACGTCTTCATCACCAGATTGACAAACGGGTTCGTCGGCAGAGGGGTTTCAGGATCGACAAGCGACGGAATCTTCCGCGCAATCTCCTCCGCCTCCGCAACGCTCTCGACGGGGCTTTGCTGTCTCGGCTTCGCCTCCGCTTTGCCCGCAAGGTCGTCGGGGTTGCGGTCGTAGTCGGGAAGCATGTGCGGAAACGCCTTCTGCAGGACAATCGGCTCCTGGCGCGGGAACGAGCGAACCACCGCCTCCAGGACAAGGAAGCCGTCGTCCTTGTGTTCTCTCAAGATGAGGTGCGTGTCGGCGGCGCGTGACTGTGATCCCGCGCCAGCACCAACATCGGTGATGGACTTCTGCGACTGGTTTCCCTTGGACGTGTGGTGGATGAGGACAAACGAACACCCGACCTTCTTGGCGAAGGTGTCGATGAGGTTGTAGATGCTGGCGATAGAGCCATTGTCGTTCTCGTCCGTGTCCTTTGGGAGCGCCCGATAGAATGCGTCGATAACGATCATCCTGTACCCCGCCTCCTTGAACTTCGGAAGCCACGCGGCGAGGTCGGCTATCGACTTCCACTTGCCGCGCAGGTTCCACACGTCGATCATGTCGTCCACGTTGGGGAGATTCGGGTTGACTTTGCGCATCGCCTCGACGACGAGCGGGATGCGGTTAGCGGACGTCTCCTCGTGAAGCTCGTTGTCGATGAGGAGGACTTTCCCCGCCGTGCAGACGTGTCCGAACCACTCTGTTCCGGATGCGACGCAGATCGCAAGCTGTGTAACCAGCCACGACTTGCCGGTCTTTGGCGCGGCGATGATGTTCATGGTCTCTCCTATTCTCAAGAATCCGTCGATAAGGACGGGACGCATCTCCGGGAATCGCCTCTTCAGCGTTCCAAGCGAAATCGGGCCTTCCTCTGCCTGCGGTGTTGCCTGTTCCCCGTTGCCAGTTCCACCGGCTTTCAGGTTGAATGTCACGCCAAGCGTCGATTCCCTCGCCTTGCCGTATCCGGCGGTGTGCAGGGCGGACGCGGCGGCGGTAAAGTCTCCATTGTGGCGTAGTGTCGCATACACCGCGAACGGGCTGTACTTGACGTTCGGCTCGAAAGGCGCCGCGTTCGATGAAAACACATAGAACGATCCGTCCTTGTAGGTCGCCGAGACTCCGTTGCGGGGGTCTTTGCCAGGACGCGTCCATTGTTCGTTGCCGTCGCTCTTTACGCCGCCGAACTGCCAGCCCGCGTCGGTGAGAAGCCCGTGGATGTCGCCACGGGCGTTGAAATCATCCCCCGGAGGCAGTTCCCACGCCTCCTTTCCGCCGGTAGGGGCGAAATCCGCGCCACGTTGGCCCATGTCGCCTCCGGTGGGTGCAGGCGGGCAACTTGCCGCAGGAAGCTCGTCGAGCGAACGTGCGGCGTCCAGGAGGGCTTTCCGCGCATCTGGTGAGATAGTTGGCAAATGAGCGAAGTCTCCCTGCTGGAGCGAATAGCCCTCGGTCGGGGCGCAGAGGAAGAGCCCTCCCTCGCCACGGGTCTCGATGAGCGTCTTCTCCTTGCCGTCGCGTATGCCGCGCGCCAGTTTCAGATTGCCATCCACCGGCTCATCCGAATGGTAGAACACATGGTATCCGCCGCTCGGGGTCTGCTCGATGACGAGCTTCGAGAGGAGTTCCGTATCGATCTTGTCCATCCACGCGGCGAACAGCTCGCCGTGCTGGTCGAAGTCCATGCATTCAAGGTTCCCGGACACTTTGCCCGAAACCACACATATCGCGTCGTGCGGATTGGAAAACCACGCCTTGACCTCGACCTTCGTCGGAAGCCGCGACTGCCATGTCTTCCAGCCTCCGATTGCGGGACGCTTCTTCGCCTTGGTTGCGGGAAGGCACGAGAGGCCTGCGGCGAGATACGCCATTGCCGTTGCGACGGGTATTGTAGCCATGAGGCCTCCTTTGCTTTCTTAGTTTTTTCGGACACATCATTTACAGAATTAACAGGATTGAGACTGCTATCCAAACAACCCTGTCAATCTTGTTAATTATGTGTCTAAACATCTTATCCGCTCTGCAAGCGGACGTTGTTGATTGCGTTCTGCCACGGGTCGTACTTGCCTGCGCCCATGTTGCGGACGGCGACCCACAGGACGGCGAAGAGCAGCATCAGCCCTGCGGCGAACAGGGCGGCGTATCTCGCCGCCTTGTACAGCTTCTCGCGCCAGCGGATCTGCCTGTCCACCCAAGCCCAGTATTCGTCGTCAGAACGGAATGTCATCCCAGTCTTCATCGGAAAGCTCCTCTCCTTGTGTGTTTTGCCCAGACTCGACCAGAGGGAAGTCCCCCAGTTCGCAGCCGATTATCTCAGGGTACTTCTGACCCGACATGAACCGAACCGTTATCTCCTTGACCTCGCGCAGCATCCCCGCGAACTCGTGTTCGCACACCTCCTCCGCCGTGCACGGCATCGGACAATCGGGATGCGCGTGCTCCAGCCACCATTTCTCGAACTTCCGCCTTGCGTACCCCGTGTGTTCAGGGCACAGCCATTCGGAGTAGTGCGTGAGGTAGTCGATGTCGTATATGACGCGCACCGTCTTCGGCGCGTCGGGCGGAGCGCCCCGCTTCTCCCACACCTGGTAGATCGTGTGCTTGACGGGGAACTTCTCAATCGTCACCTCACCCGAGAGAATGCCAGCCCTCGCCGCAGTCGCCTCGTGAGCCTTGCGCTCCGGCTCCTTGTGCGGCCATTGGTAGCCGCACGTCGGACAGAGCATGACGGGTAGGTTCACGATTGTACGGCACTCGGGACACTCCTTTGCCAATGGCCCGCCTCCGCCTTGGCCAGGTTTCTTGACCTTGATCATGTCGATCGGCCCGTGCCGCTCGATGTTGCGCCCGTAGTCGAGGACAAGGCACTCGGTCTTGCCAGTCTCGGGCGACAACCGGAAGCCACGCCCCACCATCTGCACCAGGAGCCCCGGCGAATTGGTAGGTCGTAGCAGTGCGATTGTGTCCAGTCGCGGTATGTCCGTCCCTGTCGTGAGGACGGACACATTGCAGCAGTACTTGAGCGGCGGCTTCTCCGCGAAGAGGTCGGCCTTCACCGTCTCACCGCGAAGCCGGCGGATCGTCTCCTCGCGTTCAATGTCGGGCGTATCGCCAGTTACAACAGCGCACTCCTCGCCGGAGAACTTCGCAATCTGCGCCGCCACCTTCTTGCAGTGTGCGATGGAGGTGCAGAAGATAAGGCACGACTGCCTGTCCTTCGTGAGTTCCACAATTTCCCGGCAGACGGAGTTGACGAGACCGTCATCACCCATCAGCTTCTCGACATCCTCGGCGACAAACTCGCCAGCACGGATGTGCAAGCCCTCGGTATTCGCCTTGACCTTGCCAGCCCTCGCAGTGATGTTCGAGATGTAGCCACGATTGATGAGTTCCTTAACCCCTATCTCATAGCACACCTCTTTCAGGAGATTTTCAGGCTTGCAGATAAGCCCGCCCTGCGTCCTGTAGGGCGTCGCCGTCCAGCCGACAAGCCGGACGCGGGGATTGACCCGCTTCGCGGCTTCGAGGAAGGTGCGGTAGCGTCCCTCGCCGTCAGGCGGCACCATGTGTACTTCGTCGATCATGACGAGATCGAACGGCTTGAACGCCTCGATCTTGTTGTACACGCTCTGGATGCCGGCGACTACGACAGGTTGCTGCGTGTCGCGGCTGTCCAGCCCCGCAGAATACACGCCGACAGGGAGGTCGGGACAGATGCTCTTCAGCTTCCCCGCGTTCTGCTCGACCAGCTCCTTGACGTGGGCGAGTATCATCACGCGCCCGTTCCACTTCGTCACGGCGTCCTTCGCCACCTGCGCAATGCAGAGACTCTTGCCGCCAGCGGTTGGAATCACCACGCAGGGATTCGTGTCCTTATTCCGAAGGTGGTCGTACACGGCTTTGACCGCGTCGCTCTGGTAAGGTCTCAAGTCGTACATGGACGAGTCCTCCTTCGATTGGTTCGAGCATCTCCATCTGGAGACGCCGTATCTGCGAATCATCCTCCATCACGCCCGCATGGACGAGCGCGTCCTGGCAGGCCTTGAGCAGGTTGTCGAGATCGCGCCGCCGTCTGTCCGGCGGATAGCACTCCAAAGACAGCGAGAGCCGCCCCACGAGTTTATGAGAACCCGTGAGGCGGCTCACTACCATCATCCGGTACTTGCGACCGGCGCGGCTGATCAAAACGCGCGGCCCGACGTGCCTGTAGTAGTTGTTGACGCTGGGCGGCCAGGGGAGGTCGAACTCTACCGCGCCCACGGCGCGGCCCCCGACGTCTGCGGCGACTTCTGCACCGGCTGCGGCGTCTGCGCGGACTTCGCCTTGTACGCCTTGATGACGTTCTTCGTCGGGTCGTTCCTGTCGAGGCCGACCGTGATGAGGAGCGGGAGGTTGTGGAGCTGAACGGTGTCGTCCAGTTCGACCACGCCGACCGCCTTGCAGAGGCTCGCGAGCTCCTCGCGTCCGATCTGCTGCGCCTTCGCGCTGGCGTTCTCGTAGTTGATCCACGCGAACACCTTGCGTCCCTTGGCCGGACCCTCCGAGAGAATCTCGAACGTGAGGTTGATGCCCATGCCGTTGCCGTTCTTGGTAGCCCTCGTCTCCGAGTCGGTCACAACCGCCTCGTATGTGCCAGATGGGATTGCGTCGCGTGAGGTCGTGTCGACCTCTGCCGCATTAAACTTCAGTTGTGCCATGATAGGCTCCTTTCCTGTTTTCGTTTGAGCATGAAAAAGGGAATCCGCGCCACAAAGCACGGATTCCCCGTTTCCAAAGTTGTGTGTTGGGTTACTTCTTCGACCCGGCCTTCATACCGTCCATGAAGGCCTGCCACGAGAGAGCCATCTCGCTCGGAAGTGAGTAGCGGTTCTTCGCGTTGCAGGCGGGCGATCCGTTTGTGCGGAGGATGCGCTCGCCGCCGTCCGCCCCCACGGGCGCGGCCTTGCCGGTCGTCGAGTCCACACGCATTCTGCGCGTGGCGAACAGCACAGCGTCCGCCCACTCGCACACGAGCGAGTTCGCCGACTTGTGGAGGCGAGGCTGGTAGCGATCGTATGCGGGATGCTCTGGGTCCTCGAAGCGCTCGACCTTCGCGTGAGCGACGAGGATGACGGCCATCTGCTTGCGGGCGCGGATCTCGTTCAGGAGCTTCACGATCTCGCGCCAGTAGGTGAGCGCATAGGTGTAGCCCTTGCCGTAGCCGCCGTCGGCCTTTTCGATGGACTTGACGCCGTAGTCGGCGCACACGCGATCCCAGATAAGCCGCTCCAGCCAGTCAAGCGAGTCGATGCACAGCGTCGCGTAGTCGTGTTCACCGTCGCGGATTGCCTTCAGCTGCTCCACGACCTCGGCGTATGTTGTGCAGAGCGGGAACTTCGCACAGTCGATTTCCGAAAGCCCGTCCTCGGTCTGTACGAAGATGGGCTTCGGAGCGGAGGCGGCGAAGGATGACTTTCCAACTCCTTCCGCGCCATAGATCATGAGGCGAGGCGGCATCTGCGCCTTGCCTGTGGTTATCGTTTCCAGCAGGTTCATCGTTTATGTTTCCTTTCCTTGTTGTTGGGTTCAAAGGCACTCGCGCGCCTCAAAGTCGTTTCCGGTTTCGCGGGTTCTTCAGAGCCATGAAGCCGTTTCGGATGGTTCCGAACGACCCTGCGCTGTGTCGTGAAGCGAAGGAAGCTGTCCCTTGATATGCCAAGCGCCCGTTCCCCTCGTCCGTACACCCTGTCGAGGTAGCCCTTGTCAATGTAGTACTCAAGCGTCCGCCTGTGTACATGCAGAAGATCCATGACTTCCTTGTAGCGAAGGACGTGGACAAGATCGTCATCCGTGACCACCTTGCCGCGCATGATGTCTATCGCTTTCTCCGCGTTCTCCTTCGTGATTTCAGGATCGAGAGAGATGATGTTGCGAAGAAGCGTCTCTGTTTCCGATTTCATAGGAAGCACCTCCTAAACGTCAAGGATGCGGAGGCCTTCCGTCCTCGTCGGCCAGACGTTCTCGCGGCGGCACTTGCGAAGTTCCGCAATCGCGCGCTCGTTCTCAAGGGCGCACGCCTCAAGGATGCCGTCGGTGAGCTTCCAAACGCCGCAGCGCATCGGCTCGCGCTTCTCGACTGCAATCAAATAGCAGTCAGCGGCAACCTCGCCGCCGCTGGCTTTTCGCAAGACCTCGCGGTAGAATGCCATCTGCTGCGGATACCCGAATCGCCGCGCATCGCCCTCGAAGTAGTCGAGCGTCTCGCACGTCTTCAGATCGCAGATGACTGGGCAGCCGTCAAAGTCGGCGCGGAACCAGTCCATGCGGATCTGGCACGGCTCTTCGCAGTAACGTGTGCGAACGGTCTGTTCGGCAATGCCGTCGTCCAGAAGCTCGCGTGCGACGAGATGCGCCCAGACGCTCTCGCGGAGCTTCGACATGAACGCGAAGTCTGGTCCGCTCACAACATCCTTCGTCTGCGCCGCAGCCCACTCCTTGTACGCCTTCGTGAGCTTCCCGAACGGCTCGCCTGTCTTCGGGTTGACCGGCCCGTCACTGATGTTGAACTCCTCGTCGAACTTTGATCGTCCCTCCAAAATGAGCGTATGGACGGCGCGTCCGACGGCAAGCGCCGCCGTCTCCGCCTGCTCGATCTCGCCGTTCATCTTCTTCTTGTAAAGAAGCGGCGACTTTCTGAAATCGCCGAGTAGATGGCTCGACAGGAACTTGCCGTCCCTTGCGGCCTGATGGTATTCGTTCGCCGGAACATCGGCAAAAATAGACAGTTTGTTCATTGTTTTTCCCCTTGATGGTGATTAAAAAAGGACGACCCCGCCGAAAAAACAGCCCGTCTCCCACTCTACTTATACAAGATTCCGTATCATGTTTTAACAGGCAATTTCAGATTTTTCTGCGGGGTGTCCCAGGCGTCCTACACGTATGTCCCGTTGTGCGGCGTGAATCCGCAGAACTCCGCCTTCGCCTGGAGCGAGCGCAGAATGTGCCGCCTGAACCACATGACGGTGCAGCTCATCCAGTCCGCGACAGTGGATTGGTCGTAGTCGCGCAACAAGTAGTCGAGCGCCAACCGCTCGTCCGCGTCCAGGAGCACAACAAGCTCGTTGTACGCCCAGTCGAACTCCATGCGGGCGATTGCCTTTCTGTCCGGGATGGCCTCGATGCTGATGGCGTCGCTGAACGACTCCTTCGCCGCATCGTCGTCTTCACCCTCCGATTCGACCGGCGAGTTGACGATTGCGTAGTGGCGGTAGGAGTACGCTCGCTTTTGGCACTTCTGCTCGGCCACATAGTTGGCCGTGGCGGACGCGACACACTCGTAGAGGAACGTCTTGAGCCCCGCCTTGGCCGGTTCCCACTTCGACAGCGAGTCGCGGCACACGACGAAGAGCGCATCTTCCATGTCGCGCACCTCGGAGTAGGTGATGATGCCGCCCAGAGCGAGGTTGCGCGCCACGAGCTTGAGGTGCGCCTGCATCAGCTTGTACACGGCCTCCTGGTCCGACTTGGACGGCATGCCGTCCTCTGTCAGCTTCATGTCGAGATTCATGTTCGACCCGCAGCCATGATCCTGCGTTATGTAGGCGACGCGTCTTGGACGCCTGCGGCCTGCGCCAGGCTCACCGTATGCCGCAACGTAAGCACGATACTCGTCGTACACGCCGCGCTTGCGTTCCGCCGCAGTCAGCGGGCGCAGGACTTTGTCTTCGACCAGCCTTGTGCCGGAGCCGGTGCGGAGGTAGGTGCGGACGCGGATGGGGGCTTTCACGCTTGTGCGCGAGAGGGTTGCATTAGACATGGTAGACCCTCCTCCATTCGCCGTCGCTGAAAGCGAACAGCTGGTTTTCCCAGCCTGCGGTCTCGCTCACGAGCCGCGTTCCCGATCCGCCACGCCACCAGACACGGCGGATGGTCCACACCTTCACCAGCCGATGCGAAACGGGACGCTTGCGCTCTGCCTGTCCCCAGTCAGGCACCCCCTGAAGAAGCGGGATGATGCTCACGGTCTTTCTGGGCTTCATTCCGCACCTCCTTCCGGTGCGGAAGCGTCAGCCTCCGTCGCTTCATCCTTGGCGAGGGCGAGCCACCACGAGCGGTGCATCGCGGCGTATTCGCCAAGCGCGTCGACGTCTGTGTAGCCGTCCTCCCGGCGAATCTCGTCAAGAACCATCCTCGCGCAGCGGCGGATGGCGTAGTCGGGGTTCGCCTTCTTGATCTCGCACAGGCGCATGAACTGCGCACGCTTGGTTCCCCTGAGCGTGCAGCACTCGAACCCGCCCGCCGCCTCAACGGTGTCGCCGTCTATTTTATGCAGCATCAACGCAACGTCCCGGCGTGTCGCATCCGCCGCCGTCCGTATGCGGGGGATTGCCGCAAGCTTCGACAGCCTCTCGCCCCACTTTGCCTCCAGTTGCGCCACGACTTCGGACGCAACATCATGCACAAGCGCGGCTCTCGCCGCATTAACCTTGTTTTCCATCGTTGTTTTCCTTTCTGCGCCCGACGGCACCATGCCGGGGGCAAATAGGAGCAGCGATGAAAGTGGACAAAGCGGACATTTTAATGTCCACTTACTTGTTACGGTAGACCTGTCTTATAGAAATGCCAGCATTTACACTATTTTATGCAAGTTATCCCTACACAGAAAAGAAAAAGCGGACAAAGCGGACACGGACAAATGTCCATTTGCCATGTCCACATTGTCCACTTGCCAATTTGATATAAAATTGATGGTTTCGACGAACAATGCGAGATATTGACGGCCTCTTGACGATTTTATGACAGATTGTTGCTAATTCCCAATTGTGTCTTGCGACAACTTATGATATACTACTCGCCAACAATCCGAATAAGGTAAACTCTATGGGATTTGGCGAGACACTGAAGAAACTGGACGCTCTCAGGCTGCAGCAGTCTGTGAAAGCTACGGTTCAGTACAACGGCCGGCTTTCGTTCACAATCGAAGCCAGCAAAATGATGGGACTCTCCGAGGAGAAGAGCCTCATCGTGTTCGAGGCCGAAAATGGCGACCTCGGCGTTACCATCAGCGAGAAAGGCGACCCCGATGCGTTCGTTCTGAAAAAGAACGGGCCGTACTTTTACATCGCCTTCGTGAACTACCTCAGGCGTGCCAAGCTCGATTTCCGCAAGGACAAAATAATCTACGACATCATGGAACTCGACGAAAAACTCGAGGGCCGGACGCTCTACAAGTTCGAGAGGCGCATTCAGCCCCGCGACCCGAAGGACACCTCCGACCAGATCGACGAGGATGATGACGAGACGCAGGCAACCCCGGATGCGCAAACCGAGGCAAACAACCAGAACGACAACCAGAATCTCAACCCACAGGCAACAACTGACAAACAGGAATAATAAGCCGGTGTCCGCGAGGATGCCGTAACATGGCTAATCTGACAAAATAATGAAGCCGGCGCCAGTTATACGCCGCACTATGAAAATGAAAACTAAAAACACAACTCTTTCTAGGATTTCAAGATGCAACAAAACGAAGGAAACGACACTGCGGCGAAAGCGTCCACCGATTTTTGCGACCTTGACATGATTTGCGAGTCCGCCGCGCGAATCGGATTTGAATTGGCGGAGCTGCCGTGCGACGAACAGAGCCCGGTGGTTTCAGAAGGCATAGTCGTGCGGCTTCCCGCTGCCGCCGACGGCAAATGTTCATCCTGCGCGATGAAGCTGCGCAGGGCGAAGAATCTTAAGGACATAGCATTCTGCCCCAAGTGCTGGAAGTTCTATTCAACTGCGGCGGGCGACGCAGTGCGCTGGCTGCTGAGCGAGCGGGGCATGGCCAACTTCGTAGGCCGCAAGATAGCGCTCGGCTGGGCGCAGCCGGCGGGAGCGGTTTTCCACCTCGGAGAAGTCAACCAGCGCGACCTGTACTTCTCCATAAGGCCGCCGAGCCAGTTCTTCTCGGCGCACAACAACAAAAACGTTTCGCTCGTCGTCGGCAACAGTGCGGCCGAAATACCCAACGGCTGGAACGGACAGCTCGCGTTTTTCAACGAGCTTTTCTACTACCACAAGAACGAGTTGCGCGTCGCACCCAACATCTGCGACAGGATTCTCCCCAAGGCACGCACAGGCCTTCGCCGTGGAAAGAACCGCGTCATCCACGAGCGCCGCGACTTCTGGCTGCGCTTCCTCGTCAGCCTCTTCGCAAAGGATTACAACCCCAAGGACTTCTTCAAGGGCGCGATACGACGCACGGTCGTCCGCAACTGGTTCGTCAAGACCATCCCCGGCGCACCGTCAAGCTCGAAGACCTACAAGCGCGACTACGACCAGTTCCGCACGTACCACGGCAAGGACGGCGAGTGCGACTTCCGCGAGCCGGCGATCATCATGCTGCTGAAGAAGGCCGCCGACCCGAAGTTCACACGCCGCAAGGAGATGGCGCAGACCATCACCGACATCCTCTTGCAGCTCAAGGAAGACGAGCAGAAGTTCGGACACGCCGTCGAAATCCCCAAGTGCGCATGGCAGTACACCGGCGACAAGTCCGGCACCCGCACACTCGTCTCCGTTGCACCAGAGGACAACTCAATCGATGACCTTGAGTTCTAACCTCAAGGGGCGCACCCGCCGCTCAAGCGGCGGGGCGACTACCGCGCAAGGATGTTTTGGTTATCGACAATTCCAGGTGCAGTCTGATTGGGAAACCAGAAGCAGCAAGGCGAAATTTGACGTCTGGGCTGCTCGGATTGCCCCCCTCGCAGGAATGGATTTCACGCCATACGACTTGACAAATGGATGCGAAATGGAGTAAAAATGCAAGCGAGGGCGAATCCTTAGCCCCAAATGACAGGAACCAGTTTGACGAATGAAACACATCCTCTCCATAGCACTGCTTCTTCCGCTTTCGCTCTCTGCGAAATTCGCCAAGATAATCCAACTTGACGAACCACCGCGCTCGGCATACATCGATGACGAGGTCGTGTACATCGTCACCACTACAGTGCGCAAATACACCGATGCACGGTTCGACTCGGAACGAGGACAGTTCGTCGACGCAAGAACCAAGCGCATTCTTGCATTCGCCGATGGAGAACGCATCACGAAGTTGGATCGGCTCGGCGGAATCGGCACTGGCGGAACGATCACTGGCTATACCAGCTTTGAAATCAAACAAGGAACGGTCTCATTCTCCTATCCTTTCGACGCCGGCATTGGCACGGCGGATATCAGTTCAAATCTGCTCGCTGCCGCCGTTGATGGCGACCGCCTTTTCTTCACGAGCAGCGAGACAAACCGCTCCTTTGTCGCCTCCTTCTCTCCAAAAGATAGCTCCCTTCACTGGCTCGATCCTGTGACATTTGAGGTGTGCGAACCGCTCCCGCCGCCCGACCACGACAGGGAGTTTCGCTATTCTCGGATGCAGCATACGAATTCCATAGTCTCTATATGCGGCGGACGGCTTCAGAAAGACATCGGCATCATAAAATTTAGCGAATACGACATCGACGAGGTTTACCGCATTGTAGAAAATGTCGGGCCGAAGAACCCCATTGACGAAAACAACATCCTTTACAAAGAACCTGTGCGCAACATCAAGTCCGACCGACCGTCGGTCCTGACCCCACGCAAGTTCTATGTCGTTCTCGCCGACGGGCGCAAGGCGTTCGGAATGTTCCAGCCCGAGATAGAAAAGAACTCAGTGCTTTTCAGCCCGATAACATCCGCCCCGCTTGCCGTTGCCAAAGCCGATATCGCATCATTTGCGCCAATAGACGATGGTTCTTTCCCGACTCCCGAATGCTACTCCAAGAACGAGATTGAAGAACTCTACAAGAAGTTCAGAACTCAACTGAACGATGACAAAGGAAACGCACCGTTGAAGAGTGTCGGCAATATGCTATCGGTAATTGTAATAGCACTTCTCGGATGGCTGATTCCAATTCTCATGGAGACGACTTCAGACGTTGTAAAGGCATGGTTCAACGCTCATCCAAGAGTTAAGCGAATAACTCTTGGCTTGTCGCTTCTCGCAGCGCTTCTTTTCTTAGTTTACACATGAGCGTTTTGCGTATCCGAGTCCTGTAGCGGCGGCTCTGTCCGCCGCCATCTTCCCAGATTATCCAGAAATATGCGCGTAGCGCATGCCGACTACGTTCATGCCCCGCACACAGCCGCAACAAGCCGCCTGCTGCGCGTTTTGTATCGGGGCGGGCATATATTCCAGTCTACTACGACGAAAATCCATCACTGGGCTGCGGAGCGTCGTCGTAGAGTGCGCGGGGCGCTCCAACACGCCGCACGGAGAGTGCCACCTCGGATAGACTGGCGAGTGAAGATTGCTCTACTATGTAAAAATAAGGCGTTTGCGGCATTCCAGCAGATTCTGCGCACCCCGCAAAAGCCAAAACTATGCTATAATAAACGCCGTCTTGCGAAGAGGGTGGAATTCCTAAGAATCCTATCCTCTGAGCGGGGCTTCGATCTTTGAAATTTGGTATCCGTATAGAATTGACGACCATGCGGGCAAATGACCTAAGCCATTCTCGGCGATAGGCATTCCGAGTATGAAGTTGGTTCTTAGGCGGACAAAGATTGAAGGTGCAAAACAGCAAGGAGGTCAAATGGCCGTAAAGCTAAAACTACTCGACAAGGGGAATCCCAGCGCGTTCTGGGACGAACACACCCCAACTAATGAAGAGATTGAAGAACACACGATCAGAACTGGGGAGTATGACCCCGATTCTGTGTTCTTCCCAAGAGTACCAAGCATCTACGATGGGGATACCAGAGCAGTCCTGCGGGACGAGCATAACGGCAAAACCATCCGCTACGACTATCGTGACGGCAAATGCTACTCGGAGAATGGCGATGAATTGCCATACGAGTACGTAGAGGCCGCGCACCGAGCTGGCATTTCCGAAGGGAATGCATCTACCGAAGAAGACCTGAAAAAGCTCATTTCCGAGGAGGAGCCTCTTATTGAGGACCCAGGAAATGTCACGCTCGTCACTCCACAGGACGATGACGATGAAATGTGATCAAGCATCAGAAGATCGTATTTTTTCAAGTCTGTGTGCAACACTAACAAGGCTTGATCCTGCAACTGGTGGTCGCACAGGAGACCAAGTGAAAGTTCTAAAGTTCAAACTGAACCGAACGCATCAAGACAAACGATGACGTTCAAATATTCTGACTACACGGCGGAGGGCTATCAGCTCTCCGCCGTTTTGCATTTCCCGACCCTACGCGAAGGCTTCCAACACGCCGCACGAGGTCGGCGGCGCAATCTCTGCCTACTGTTCAAACGTTGAAAAACAAACGAAAATCAGGAGGGAATGCTCTCTCTCGCCTCACCCACCCAAAAAGCCCACTAGCGCAAGTCGGCAAAAATATGGTATAATATGCGCGTCGCCTGTAGGAGAGATGTGAAACAGGGTTTCATATCAAACCGAGCAGGGAATGCTCACTAAAAGTTGGTGAGAACTCCGCCACGACAGCAGCGAAGAAAGGATAGCCAGAACTATGACTAACATGACGTCAAGAATGAACGGCGCAGCCCCGATGCGCACCTTTAGGTCTATAGACGACACGACCGCTGAAGCCCGCAAGTGGGCTGAATTCCATCCTCAAAACGCGGACGACGCAATCCACTTTCTTCGTCGGATTGTAACCGAGACGCCCATCCATGCCGCGTTGCTTGGGGAGATTGGAGAGCACTTTGGAATCCCGAAGCCAGTCTCAGCATTCTTCAGGGCTTTCTGCGATGACATCATGTTCGTCTCGCCGGCCCACACGCCCAATAAATGTCCGGCTGTTTGCCTTCGCGGGAAACTCCACGACGAGGCTTATTGGGCAGGCTTCAAGAGACGTGGGCTGTCACCGACTTCGGAGCATGGCGACATCAACCCCTGGGTAATACTCGGCATCGATGGCGCGACATCACCATTCAACGAGCAACGGGTCTTCATATTTGAGGCGTTTCTGATCGCCAACTATGGAGCGGGGAATCTCCGTGATATGGCCGCAGTCTGCACCGACTTCAAAAGGCAGACAGGGATATCATTTTCAAGCTTCTTCGGCGGGTTGCGGCCGGCCGAGCTGCAAGAACACCCACTCGCTGCAAGCAGGCTCAACTGGTCTTGGAGTACAAGCAACCCACCATGCCTTTCTTGTGCCGCCAAGATAAGATACGCCCCCCCAGCAGACGATGTTGTAGCCGTCAAAGACAATCTCGTCGCCGAACTGATGCCGCTCGTTCCGTGCAGGATGCCGGACTACATGAACTTCGACTACATCGGCGAGCACAACGGCACAAATCCACAGTCCGCAATGGTGTCTTATCTCGCGGCACTAAAGCAGGCCTTGCAAGCTAAGATTTTGCAGGACAAGGAGATTCAATCTCCATCAGCCCTAGACGGAACCCGCCTTGCTGATATTTATCGCAAGGCCAAGTTAGCCGCCGAGCAAGCGCGCAACGCCCTGGATGCGGCCACATCCGTTATCAGAGCGCTCGAAGAACTCGCCCCAACCATTGCCAAGTAAGGCATTGGTTCATAACAATTTTGGTCTACGGTCAGCCCGAGTGGGAGGCCTATGGCCAGACAACACATAGTAATACCGAGGTATCGAAAGATGCACAGTAGTACGATGAACAACGCGGTGAATATGTCGTTTCGCCGCATCAACCCGAGAACTGGACACCTTTCAAGTGAAAGGTACAATTCCGTTCTCATCACGAAGAGCAACGAGACGAGGCTGAAATACTGGCTCCTCGCTCGCTATGATGAGTATCATCAAGACTGGGTCGTCCAGCTTGAAATACGCACACCAGAAGGTCACGCCATAACCGAAAGAACCTTGTCGCAACGCGACTATGCTCTTCCAGAATGCGTGATTGCCAAGCTCGGACAGCTTTACTATCTCATGGAGGAGGCCGGGGCGAAGAACCTAGACCGCCTTGTGATGGGGAAAGTGTCCTTCACTGAAACTCGCGTACTCCCGTTTCAGCAGCTCAAGGATGCAGG